TGAAGACAGACACTTGGATCCGAAGAATCCCCCTCCGGATATTAAGTTAATGCTAAATAGATTTAAGGTGCATAACTTATGAGTTGGATGGCAGCAAAATTAAAAAATAGAGTTCAGATTTTGCAAGGAGTATCGACTCCAAATGCAAATGGTGGATGGGATTATACTTATAAGAGATTAGTTCGGTTGTGGGCAGGGGTTGAAGTTTTAAATAAAAATGCCATATTAACCGGATCGATGCCAATTAGAGGTGTGAATATAGATGATCTAGTAGAGAGTCATGAGATCAGGTTTAGATATGATTCAGTCATCTCTAAATATGATCATGCTTTTGGTGATGCTTTTGATGGGAACTTTGATGAGAATACTTCAAATGGATTAGGTAAATCTTTTGGACTTGCTTTCTCCGATGCATTCAATTCAATTACAGATCTAAATCCTATTAAGGCAGATTACTTCATTCTATTGGAACGGGGTTCTACCGGAAGAGGTAAACTTTTAAAGATAAAAAGAGTAGTCCCAGATGATGTAAATTATGAATGGGTATTTATAAGATGTATAGATCAATATGAGGTAGGTGCAGGACGTGGCATTTAATTATGATGGTGGTGGTTTTTCACAAACAAATAAAGGAAAGAACTTCCAAATAATTGTAAATCATCAAGATCTACTTGCTGTTGAATTGAAGATTGAAAATATCTCCAGAGAAATGATTGATGATACTATGGATGAGTTCTATAAACTTACTCAAGAATTTGAGAGCAGCATTAAATTACAAATGGAGAATACACCTAGAGATTATACAAGAGGACGTAGGGTAAACGGAAAAATACATTTTCCTTCTTTACCTGGACACGCTCCTGCTGTAATGACAGGAAAGTATATCAATTCTATAAAGGATTTTGTAAATCCAATACAGAAAGAAGCTGGTGTATATGTTCCAATGAGAGTTCCTTATCCCCCTCATTTAGAGTGGGCGAAGAGAATAGCTCCAAGACCGTTATGGGAACCTACTATTAAAAGATTTCCGGTAGGTGATAGAGTTTTTGCTGCAATAAAAGCAGGACAGAGAATGAGGAATTAAAATGAGATTAGATGAAATTGTTCTAAAGTTGAGAACTGCTGATACCCACTTCGATAATAATATAGGTGGATCTGCAGAACTAAATGCAGCAATACAGCATACACTCACAACAGATATGGCTTTCGTTGTTCCTGTAGCTGACTTTGCAGAAAAGAATCAGTATGATTCGACTGTCATGCAAATGGTGACAGAGAGATTTGGTGTAATAGTTGCCCTGGGAGCAGATGCTTCACAGAAAGAGCAATTAGGATTTGCAGCTTATTCTCAGTTACATGATATTAGAAATCAAATATTTAAAGCGTTATTGGGATGGCAGCCAGACTTTAGTGAAACTTATATTTCCTATTCCGGAGGTAGACTTGTAGATTTAAACAATGGCTATCTTTGGTGGCAATTTGAGTTTGAGTTCAAGGTGAGAATCAGAACACTTGAAACCTTCGATGATGGAAGTGTTACTATTGGGATTGGAGAGGACACAATCACTACTGATCCACCAGAGAAGTTCAACACTATTTACGCAAATTATATACAAGCTCCTTCAGCTGATCTCCCGCATACCGGAGATTTACCATTAGCAGATGGTTATCCTGATGTAGCATTGCCAGATATGGCTCAGTGGTTGGATTTTGATAAACTTAATCCCGATGCTGGAGCGTTTGGAAAAGGATTCACAACACAATTTGATACTTATACAGAGTAAGGAGATAGAATGAAAGGACACAAATTCATAAAGCCAGCTCATAAAGGGCTCATTATAAGAGATCCAATTTCCAAACAGAAACTTCCGGAAGATGGATACTATAAACCTTTTGTTGGCAGAGAAGGAACTTATTGGAAACGGAGATTGCGAGATGGTTCAATCGTAATACTACCTGATCCTCAAGAAACGGTAGTGGAAGTTGAACCAAAGAAGAGGGCATATAAAAAGAGGGAGGTTAATTCATAATGATTAGTTTTAACAATTTGCCGGACACCACCAGAACACCTGGTGTATATACAGAAGTAGACAATTCTAAAGCTCTACGGGGATTATTTCCCAATCCACATAAGGTATTGATTATTGGTCAGAAAGTATCCACAGGAGACAAAGCTGTAGAAACTTTACAGGCCATTACAAATGACAGTCAGGCTGATGGTTTCTTTGGGCCAGGCTCGGTTCTTGCCCGTATGTGTAATACATTTAAAGAAAACAATGCTAATACTGAAGTGTTTGCAATGGCTCTATCTGGTGGAACTTTACAAGCCAGTGCCAGAATTAACTTTAGTACTGCTCTTTCTCATGCAGCTGGTGGAGCTGCTAGTGCTGGTGGACAAACAGTACATATGCTGATTAATGGACAGCAAGTTTATCAAGCAGTAACTTCAGGATGGAGTTCTATTGATATTGCTTCCGCTATGAAGGTTTATATCTCTGAAGCTAAAAACTTCCCCGTAACTGCTTCTGTAGTTGGAGCCAGTGGAGTTTTGATTCTTTCAGCGATTTGTTCAGGTTTGATTGGAAATTACCTTGATGTAAGATTCAATTATTATGATGGTCAGTCTTATCCTACTTTCTTCGGTGATAGTGCTGTGGTAAGTAATTTTGAAGGTGGTACTGCTGGTCCTGATCTCGGTGATGTTTGGGCAGTAGTTGATGGTGAACAATTCCATCATATTGTACAGCCCTATATAGATGCCACAAATCTTCAAAGCCTTGAAGAAGAACTTGAAGATAGATTTAAACCACTCGAAGACATTATGGGAATTGGATATACTGCTGTCAGAGCTACACAGGCTTCAGCGACTACTATCGGGAACAGCCGAAACTCTCCTCATAATACAATTATGGCTTTTAATGATAGTCCGACTTCTCCGGAAGAATGGGCTGCAGCTCTTGGAGCTCAAGCAAGTTTTAACTTGAACCAAGATCCAGCAAGGCCATTACATACATTGAAATTGAGAGGGATCTTACCTCCACCTATTGCAAGTAGGTTCACACAGACAGAAAGAAATATATTACTCTATGATGGTGTCGCTACTTTTGTAGTAGACCGAGTAGGTAATATACAAATAGAAAGATGTATCACAACTTATCAGACAAATGCGTCTGGGGTTATTGATCCCTCTTACTTGGATATTCAAACTCTGGCAACCTTGATGGAAATCAGGTATCAGTTTAAATCAAGAATGGTAACTCGCTTTATTGCGACCCGTTTTAAATTGGCTGACGACTCTTTCCCAATTCAGCCAGGTTCAAATATCACAAATCCAAAAACGATTCGACAAGAAATCATTGCTCTATTCTCTCAACTGAGGGACATTGGATTGATTGAAAATCTTCAAGAATTTGCTGATAATTTGGTAGTAGAAAGAAATGCTTCAGACGTAAACAGAGTAGATGCATTACTGCCACCAGATCTAATCAATCAGTTTAGGGTACTAGCAGGATTGGTACAGTTTATATTATAATAACATTTAATTTGCATACTAACATTGACAGCGTTAGTATGCAATATTTAAGTTACTAAGGAGATTACAAAATGGCTAGAATTACAGGAAGAATCTCTGTTTCTGTCGGAGGAATTGGAGAATTATTTAATAAAGAGGGAGCAGTCGCTTCCGGAATTGGACTAAGTGGTAAACCTAATATGGAACTCGAAGCTGTTTTCGGGGATACCGGATTACATGGTTTTATTGAAAAGCCAGTTCTTGCAATGTGTGAAGTTACTGTCAGTGATACTGATGGTCTAATGTTGGATGACCTTGCCAAAATCAGAGAAAATGGAACTATCATATTTTCTGCTGCTGGTGGTGGTAAAGTCTATACAATGAATGGAGCAACTTGTCTCAGAAACTTTACTCTTACTGGTGGACAGGGAGAAGTCCCTATACGGTTTGTCGGATCTTATTGGATCGAAACTGTATCAGAAAGCTAAGTTAAATTACACAGGAGTTATGGATGAAAACAGATACTATTATAGAATTGGAATACCCAATTACAATTAAAAAGATAAATGCTGCAGGGAAAGCGATTGATGTAGATATTACAACTATCCGATTGGGTAGAGTAAAAGCGAAGCATTTAAAGTTACTCCCCGCTTCTTTTATCGAAGCAGCTGGTGATAAGAAGAAATCTAAAAACATAAAGGTTAATCCTGAAGATGTGTTTCCTATTATTGCTGGAATATCTGGTCTTTCTATTGCAGAAATAGAAGAAGTAGATTTAGCTGATCTTGATAAACTGATGGAAGGTTTAGATCAAGTTATGGGGGAGTAGGATTAATACCTTCCGATTGGAAGATGATCTTCTGGACACTCGCATATGTATTTAAGATGGACCCCAATGTTATAGGGGAATTAGAAATAGAAGATTTAGATTTTTGGATTGATGGAGCTGGTTGGGCTTTTGAACATTTTGTCAATCCAATGACAGGCGGTATTTAATGGCAGACAAAAAATATTCCATTGGTGTTCTTTTCAAAATTGTTGATAACTTGACAAAACCAATGGGAAGAATGTCTAAAAAAATGCAAGGTTTCCGGAAGAAATTAGATAGCAGTTCGACCGCTATGTTTCGATCAGGAAGAATGTTGACTTTTGGTTTGACTCTTCCTATGATTGGACTAGGTGTTGCTGCTTTAAATACTGCAGGAAAGATAGAATCTGCAGAGAGATCGATGGCTATCCTTTTAAAGAGTTCAGACAAAGCTAAGTTTGTAATGAAGGATTTAAGGAAGTTGACTATAAAGACTCCGTTTAAGTTTGTGGAAGATTTGATTCCAGCAGCTAAAGCGATCTCTACGATTCCAACATTGAACGTAAGTGAAATAGTCCCAACAGTAAAGATGTTGGGTGATTTGGCAGCAGCCACAGGAGATTATTCTGAAGCTATGAAAGGTTTGACAAAAGCCTTTGTAACAACAGGAGCGAAAGGTAAAGTAGAAATGAAGAGTATTCGTGGATTTTATATTCGTGGTATTCCTCTTGTTCAGGCTTTGGCAAATGCATACTCTAAAAAACCAGAAGAAGTCTTTAAGTTCATGAGAGCTGGTAAGATTTCATTCGATGAGTTCCGAGTCGCCCTGGAAAGATTGACAGGACCAGGCGGGGCTTTTGCAAACATGGCAGTTGAGATGGCTGATACTTTTCATGGTAAGGTATCAATCACAATAGATAAATGGTTATTCTTATTGGAATCTTTTGGTAAGTTAAAACTGAAAAAAGCTGGTGGAGCCCTTGATGCTCTCGGTGCTTTCATGCAGAAAATAACCGATCTCCCTGATGATAAGAAAGAAGGAATTATAAAAGTGTTTGCAGCTATCGCAGCGATTGGGCCAGCATTGATTGGTCTTGCAGCAATAACCAAACTTATAGCAATTCTTAGTTCTCCTCTTGGTCTGGCTATGCTTGGTGCAGTTGCAGTAATTGGTACTGGATTATATGCTGCCACAACAGGAGCTAGAGTTCAATCAGGATTAAAATCTGGGAAATTGAAATATAAAGATACAACCTTCGGAGAGAGATATGCCTTGTTCTTTAAACAGTTCGGGGATCGATTTAGCAATATATTTACTCAAACATCGATGACTCCTGGGAAGGGTGGATTGTTTACTACTATTGCAAGATCTTTTGAAGAATCCTTTTCAACTGTTGGTGCAGGGATAGAAGGTGGTGCATTAAAAGTTTACTTTACAAGTATGGGTGTTATGTTAAAAGGTCTTGACAAAATTGTCACCACAATGAATGATCTTCATCGAAAGATCTCAATGGGGGCTCCAATAAAAGCAGCACAATTAACATATGACTTTTTTGTGATTATAACTAAAATCATACTTCTGGCAGCAAAGGTGGCTCCAAAAATAGGTAACTCTGCTCTGGGTTTAGCTACTGGGTTAATTTGGAAAGAACAAAGAGCTTCCCTGGAAACTGTGAATGGGGAAAGAAAGATTGTTGTTGAAGTTCTCGCTGTAGATGGTCAGAACTTTGTGAGAGTTAAAGGTTCTGTTAATACCGATTGGCAGAAACATATTGTTGAGAATTACGAGCAATTTAAATAGGATAATATATGAGTTGGAGTGATAATCTATTAGAAGCGTCCTTTAGGGGAGCAAAGTTTTATGTAGCTTCTTCTAGTCATCAAGTTGGCCGGAGGAATCAATTACACCAATACGCTAACAGAAGTCAGCCATACCTACAAGATATGGGAAAGGATGCTGAAGTATTTGTTGTTGAAGGGTACATCATACAGAGTGATGCAAACTTCTACGACTACTTTGCTGAAAGAGATTCTTTGACCGAAGCTATGCAAAAAGAAGGAAGTGGTGTTTTGATACACCCATATTACGGAACTAAAAAAGTTGGTATTATGGGCAAGGCTTCCTTCAACGAAAGTAAAAATGAAGGTGGGATTGTAAGATTCTCTGTCACTTTTGTAGAAGGTGGAAAACGAGCTTTCCCTATTTCTATAACAGAGTTTATCGATAAAATAGACGCTGCAATCAATCAGGCTTTGGATATTGTCGGGGATGCTTTTATAGCAGCTTATGGCACTGCTGAAGCATACCTGGACTTCACTGGAAATATACTTGATAGTGCTTTGGCGATCACTCAGACAGGCATGAGTACTTTGGATGGGATAGCCACAAAAGTTAAATCAGAGATGACAGGAAATATTTCTAAGGTTATCAGTTTACTTACTCTTGCAAGTGGTGTATCTGTTTATGATGCTGTTGTAACAGTTTCTTTTGGGTTTGCTGTTGCTTCGGGAATGGGAAAGAATGTTTCTCTATTTCTAAATTCAGTTGTGTCCTCAATAAATAATGGAATAAATACAAAAGCTAAACTGTCAAATGAATATGCTGAAGCGTTCACTGTGACTATACCTGTAATTGGGGGAGTCGAGGGGGGCTACTCGGGGACTACTCGGGGAGATGTAACGGAGCTTGATGGGATTACGGTTCCACTTACACTTGGAAAATCAATTATCAAAACCGGATTGGATTCAATTACTGGCTTTTCTCTGGATGAGTTCGGATTAATCCCAGACTCACAGGCTAAAAATATTGCCCTGGTCATAGACACTAATACATTTGCAATTCTGATGAATGTAATGATGGTTGCAATACGAACAGACTTCTTTGATAAAGATGAACTGTTTGATCACTTGGATAAAATTGTTGAAGTCATAAGTGACTTTATGCTACGTCTGGGAGAGGAAGCTGCCGATGGTCCTCAAGCTGTTGGTATTGGAAACTCAACAGAGCAAATAGATAATGCTGATATGTTCGACCAACTGGACTCAGTTCGGAAGTTGTTCATCACCAGTATGTTAATCAAAGCAGAAGGAACCGTAAAGTCTTATAACTATAAAGTTCCGACTGATATATCAAGTGCCTTAGTTTTGGCTTACGATAAATATGAAGACCTTTCTAGGGCTGATGAAATCTTTAAGAAAAATAAAATGGGTATCCAGCATCCAGGCTTTATGCCATCTGGGGATGAGATAGTCATACTGGATGAATAATGAATTTTAATGAATTTGGACTGACCATAAATGGTTATACATTTGAAGGTATATGGGAAGACGTTAAGATTGCAAAAAGTATGTCTGCTCTTGGTGGACAGATACAAGTTAGAACTGTAGACTTCTTTCCAGAAACCCATGAATTGTGGAACATTTCTAAAGGTGATAAATATATAGCTACCATAAATGCACTTCCAATTTCAATAGGATTCATAGAAGAAGTTGAAATTAACTATAATGCAAATGGTGGTTCTATTTCTTTCTCCGGAAGAGAGACAGTTGCAGATTTATCTGACTGTTCTTTCGATGGAACTGAGCGACATTGGACTGATGTAACAGTAGCAAATATAATTTATTATATCACTGAACCATTCACCATTCCTGTGACCATCGATCCTGCAGTTGCTTTTCGTTCCGGCACAATATACCCAGAGATCGTATTGGAAGAGGGAAAGAATTGTGCAGAAATAATATATGAGTTATGTCGAGCAAATAATATACTTCCGGTTTCTATGGGAGATGGCTATCTTACATTGACACAAACTACAAATGTTATGTTTGCTGCTGATCTACTTGGAAGACAAAATATACTAGAAGCAAGTTTTGTAGATTCAGATACGAATAGATTTTCAAAGTATACCATAAAAGGAACTGGTGTAGAATCACCAACTATCTCTACTCCTGCTGAGTACTTGTCCTCTTCAGGGTCATATGAAGATCCTCAGATTGTTAGACACAGGCCAAAGACAATCCTGTCTGAGTATGCAAACGATGCTGGAAAATGTGTAGCTCAATCATGGTTTGAAGCAAACTTGAGAGCTGGTCTATCTAAAAGAGTTACATATCGACTAGAAGGATGGACTGAGGTTGTCGGTAAGATTCCCTGGAACATCAACAAACTGGTACATATCTTTGATGAAAAGTTTCAGTTAAATAGGAATATGTTAATCAATACAGTTTACTTTGAGTATAATGGTTCTAGTGGATTCACCACTACCCTCGGATTAGTGGATCCAATTACTTATACACTAAATCCTGGAATGTACAGTATCCGAACTACTTTTGACAGCAGGGAGATTTCTTTATTATGATAGGAAGAGAAGAATTTGTTAAGTTTAAAAACGCTATAAAGAATAGAATCTTTCTAATCGTTGGAAGGTGTTTGCTCAATGCCGTTGACAACTCAGGGAAAACCCAGAGATTGAAAGTTCAGGGATTGGGAGATGAGGTAATTTCCAAAATGGAAAGACTTCAAGAATATGGATTGGAAACATACCCGAACGACACAGGCAACGATGAAGTTGTTGCTTTGTTCTTGGCAGGGAATAGATCTAAAGGAGTGGCTGTTACAGTTCACAACAGAGAACTCCGGCCTACCGATTTACTGCCAGGTGATGTTTGTCTATATGCTAAGGATCCATCTGGAAGCAATACAACTCGTATCACATTGAACTCTGCAACGGGTGATATTGATATTGATGCTGCTGCAGGAAGTAAAGTAAATATAAATGGGGCTACAAAATCTTTTGTCACTCATGCTGAATTGAACTCAGCTTTACAGACTTTAGTAGGAGTAATCCAATCTCATATCCATATCACAACAGCAACAGTTGGATTGGGGGCTCCTGGAACTATTTCTCCTACAGCTTCTTCGATTACAATTGATATATCAGCAGCGGAAACAACAACAGTAAAGACAGGCGGTTAATATGGCAGATGACATAAAGATTGTATGGGACAGTGAAACCCAGACAGAAGACTTTGGAGTCTTAAAAGGAGATCTTCTCAGAGAGAATGGAATAGAAACAGCCGTACTCATTTCTCTATTTACTGATGCCAGAGCCAGTGAAGAAGACGATGGTTTGGATGATCTTGATGACCGTAAAGGCTGGTGGGGAGATCTGGTAGAACCCTCTCAAGCAGATGACAATATCGGAAGTAAGCTCTGGCTATTAAGACGATCCAAAATGACAAATGCACTATTGAGAACAACAAAGCAGTATATTGAAGATGCTCTTCAGTGGATGATCGATGATGGTGTTGCAGCTAAAATTGAAGTTGAAACTGAAAGAATGGATCTCGACAAAGTTGCTGCCAGTATAAAGATCTTTCAGACTGATGGAACTTTTACTGCCTTTAAATATAATGATTTATGGGAGGGGATTTAATGCCATATCAAAGACCAACATTACAGGAAGTAGTTGATCGAATATTGTCGGACTTTGCTTCGAGGATAGACAATGCTTCTACCTTTTTAAGACGATCTGTGTACAAGGTATTGTCTCGGGTTGTGGGTGGGGTTGCTCATGGTCTGTATGGATATATCAACTTCATAAAAGATCAAATGTTCATATCAACTGCTGACGCTGAGTTCCTGGAAAGGCATGGTGCAGAGTACGGAATCAACAAAGACGCAGGTACTAAAGCTACCGGAACAGTTGCTTTGTCCGGAACGACCGGAGTTTCAATTTCTGCACAAACTCAGTTACAGTCAGCGACAGGAAATATATACAGAACTGATGCAGCTGCTACTCTGGTGGGTGGAGTTATTTCAGTTGCCATTACTGCAACAGAGTACGGGAATGATTATAACGAGGATGCCGGAGTTACTTTAACTTTTCTATCCCCGATTTTATATGTCAATTCCGATGCTACAGTAGATAGTAATGGCCTCACTGGTGGGGTTGATCCTCAATCAAACTCTGATTACAGGGAAGCAATCCTAACTAGAAAAAGAAGACCCCCTCATGGTGGAACTAAAACCGACTATGAAGTGTGGGCAAAAGAATATTCGGGAGTTACCAGAGCTTGGGCGATTGAACAGTACTACGGAATTGGAACCGTAGGATTGGCTTTTGTTTTCGATGATGATGCAGATTCTATTTTTCCGGATGATGCAGAAAGACAAGCAGTTCGAGATTATATTGAATCGCATACCGATCCCATTACAGGTAAGACAGTTGGTATTCCTGTAACTGCGGATCCTGGATTTATCATGATAGATACTGAAGCTCTGTCAGTCAACTTGACAGTTCAGATTTACCCAAACACTTCTGCTATTCAAGCAGCAGCCATAACAAAACTAACTGAATTGATCAATCAAGATGGTGGTCCTGAAATTTCTGTGAGATTGTCAAGACTAAGTGAATCGATTTCTGCAACTGCAGATGAACAGTATCACAAGATTACTTCACCAGTAGCAGACATAACCTCCACAGCTAAACAAGTTCATGTGATTGGAGATATTACTTTCGAGGATTACACATAATGGCTAGAACCGGAAAAGATTATCGAAACCTGTTAGCTTCCCTGCTTCCAAAAGGTAAAGCATGGAACACAGAAGAGGGATCAATAATTCTAAAACTTCTCTACGGACTTGGTGAGGAGTTTGCAAGAGTTGAAGCAAGAGCTTTAAGTCTCTTGAATGAAAAAGATCTCAGTACAACTTCAGAATTGATTACTGAACATGAAGAGGACTTTGGGTTACCGGAAGAGGGATTCGACTTAGCTTCAACCACAGAGAAACGAAGAGAGGAACTTACTGAAAGTCTCCGTAAGGTTGGTGAACAAAATTCAGCTTATTATGAAGAACTGGCACTTGCCCTGGGTTATGTGATTACTATAGAACAGTACACTCCCTTCTGGGCCGGAATAGCCACAGCCGGAGATCCTTGTGGTGGACAAAACAATCTCTTCTATTGGACAGTCTTAATTGATGCAGACTCCGTAGATGAACCTGCAGAAGTCAACATCTCTAAACTGATACAAAAGATTAAGAACTTGAAACCAGCTCACACTATGGTACTGTTCCGCTTCAACGGAATTGAGTTTGGACCTGGATTCAGCAGAGCTTTTGACAGAGTACCCACCTATGACAACTCATGGGGTTTACTTGGAGAAAAGGAATTGGACTTCAACAATGAGTTTTCCTCTGCTTTTGCAAACAACACCGACTACGATGGTGTAAATTATACCGGAGCCTTTAACAAAGGATTTGCAATCTCATTTGATAGGTATTCTGGTGGAGCTTTCTTTACAGACGAATTTGGGGATGGTTTTTCCCAAGCATCATAAACGAAAAATAATTAAGGAGTATTTTTATGGCAGACACCCAAAGAACTCGTTCAGCAATATTGTCACTATTTGGAGATAATGTAACCGGACAAGTATCAGCACAAGATTTAAGAGATTTTGTTGTAACACTAATGGAATCGGAATTTGCTAATGCGGGCGATTTCTGGTCGAAACCACAATCTAAGTTTACAACCACAGACAGAACAGGTAGAGGATGGAAAATGTATTCACAGTACATAGGATCAGCTACTTCCTTTCAGGACATTCTGTATATGGATTGTTCAACTGGATATTGGATACACGCAGACAGGGCTCATGAATCTACCTTCATCGGTGTTCTTGGTGTGGCTATGGAAAGCTATCTCGCTGGTGGTATTTCCACAGGAGTAATTTTGCTTGAAGGTTGTATTTACCTTTCAGCTAATTCTGCTAACTTTACCGCAAAAATCGGAATGCCTATTTATCTGGACTCTGGTGTTTCAGGTGCTATCAGTGCAGGACCAACTACACTCTCCGGAGTAAAACTTGGTTTCATAATGCCATCTGATGATCATGGAGCTTCCACAATTGGTAAATGGTATTTCAAACCAGATTGGGGAGTTGTAAGCAGTCAATAACTAATATCAAGGGGGGGCTAAACCCCCCTTTCATTTCAACATAAGGAAGTTTTATGCACAGAATAGAAGGACTAAACTTCACTACAGACAGTGAAGGTCATAAAATATTTACAGAGGGACCACCTCCCACAGTAGTAACAGACGATTGGTTGACCTCTGTGCAGGAAGAGATCTCCGGTGTGATTGAAGGAGCTGGAATAAGTCTTTATGGGGCCAATGGGGATCCAAAGAACCAACTACTTGCAGCCACTAAAAGTTTTGTAAATGCGGGATTCCGAGTAGTCATATCTTCTCAGGAACACTTCAATGCTATCATTGAAAGAACCGGAGCGAATGCTTATAGATTTATAACAAACTACAGATCTGTCTACTTGAGACATTTCTCTGGTGGATACCAGATGTCAGGAGCTTTGTCTCCCTTGTCCGGTGGAGATACCTGGGGAGAGTTGTCGATGGGGAATGTCGATATTCTTTTTGCTGAGACAGGTGGTTCCTTAGACTTTGGAAATACTGAAGGGTATGTGCTAGTAGATAATGATGATTGTCATATATATGGTCTAGGTGTGATTGGAACAGGAACAGTAGCTTCAGCAATTTCATACTCTTTTTATGCTACTGGATTAAGATCTAAATTAGTAAATTGTAAAACCAGTTCAAGACTAAGTAATGCAACATTCTATGGATTTACTGGTGGGACTACAGAAGCTATTCGGGCCACTCAAAGTTTTGTAAACTGTACAGCTTACAATCTTGAAAGTTCTGGAATAATCGGTGCTTTCCACTATTGTTATAATATAAATAATTGTTTTATAACTACACTCACAAGTTCTGCAGCTGCCATTTATGGATTTCATTTCTGTAATCGGATTTCAAATTGTCATGCAGATTCCATAGTAAAAACAACAGCCCTAACTAATTGTTATGGCTTTAATAACTGTTTTGAAATTTCTAATTGTTACGCATATGCGTTTTCAACAACAGTCTCCGGAGCTATTATTGGCTTTGAATCCTGTAGTCAAGTATCTAGCTGTAGAGCATACTCTTTTAGTTCTACTACCAGTACTGTACTTTATGGATTTGAAAATTGTGATCAAATTTCCGGATGTAGAGTGTTTGATTTTGATTCTATTGGAGGACAAGTCTTTGGATTTAGATCTTGCGATCAAGTTTCCAGTTGTCTAGCAGGGAATCTCGATTCTGGTACTGCAAATGCTCATGGCTTTAATGGGTGTAAGCGTCTCTCTAGTTGTTATGTTGATACACTAGACACCACCTCTGGAACTGCTTACGGGTATAATAATTGTGATTTTGTATCAGCGTGTTCTACAACTTCTATTGATGCAACTACTGGAGATGCTTACGGGTTTTATGATTGCGATTATGTGTCAGCTTGTCTTGCCGATGACATTGACAGTATTTCCGGAAATGTTTATGGATTTAATGCCTGTACTTATGTTTCCTCTTCTCATACAGCAGAAGTATCAAATCCAGGTTGTAGTTATGTAGATACTTCAGCAGCAGCAATCGATATTCAATATTCATGTAGTAGTTGGGCAACATAAGGAGATTTTATGCACAGAATAGAAGGAGAGAATAATTTAGAGAATCGCTTTCAAGATGGACCTCCTGGAACAACTGTAGTTGCCCCATGGCTTAATGCTGTTCAAGAAGAACTAGCTTATGTCATAGAACAAACTGGCTCTGTTATGAACTCTCAGGGAGATGACACCAATCAACAACTATTTCCAGCAATCCAGAGTTTAGTCTCTGGTGGGTGGGACTTCATTGCAAATACTCAGGCACTTTTCAATGCAGCCATTGAGAGAACAGCAGCAAATGCTTACCGGATTAAACTAGAATACACTTCTATGTATCTGGGTTATCTGGCTGGTGGATACAATTGCTATGGAGCTACTTCATTCCTTTCTGGTGGAGACACTTGGGGGAATATAGACTTTGGGGATAGATTGATATTCTGTGAAGTCGGATCTTACTTCGATGTAGGAGATGAACGATCTTACTTCGATGTAACTGGGTCTTCTATTTACAATATGAATATTATAGGAACTGCTGTTGGAGCCTATGCACTAACTAGATCCTATTATATGACGGGTGAAACTTATCTATATGGATGCAAAACAAGTTTTAGAAAATCAACTTCTTCCTTTTACGGTTTTGAAGGAACAGCTGGCGGAGCTCCCTATGTTCATTTAGTTAATTGCTCAATAGAAGGTCTGACATCTGGTATAGGGATTATACGAGGATTTAGTAATTGTGACAACTTAGTAAATTGCAGAGTATATGACATAGAATGTACTGCAGCTGCAGCCTATGGTTTTTATGATTGTAATTATTTAATTAATTGTAAATCTGATGATGTTCTATCTGGAGGTTCCGCTTCATATGGATATTATCTTTGTGATTACTTGCAAAATTGTAGAGCAGATACAATAGACACAACCTCTGCTCAAGCTGTTTATGGTTATCGAGAATGTGATCATTTATCCCAATGTTTAGCTTCCAACATAAATGCCTTTTCTAATGTTGCTTATGGTTTTTGGTCTTGCTCCGAACTATCTGGATGCACTTCTACAACTATAACAAGTGGAGGATCAGCAGTTTATGGCTTTAGTGCTTGTACAGAAGTCTCAAGTTGTATTGCAACAACAATTTCAAATGCTAATGGAGCTGTCTACGGGTTTGATAATGGATCTAGTATTGCTAGTTGTAAAGCTCTTGATTTATCTTCAAGTTCTGGTGTATGTTATGGATTTTATAATTCTATAAGTCTCTCATCTTGTAGGGCTTCCGGAATTACAAGTTCTTCTGCTGCTGCTGCTGCTGGATTTTATCAGTGTGAATGTCTCAGTAGTTGTCGAGCTACAACAATCGACAATTCTTCAACAGGAACAGCTTATGGATTTTACAATAGTAATGCTCTATCTGCTTGTTATGCAAATGATATTGATTCCTTAAATGGAGACTGCATGGGGCTCAATTCTTGTGAAGGAGTTTCAGGGTGTTATGTGACTGACATAGATGCCACAGGTGGAAATGCCTATGGTTATGCTAATTGTATTGGAATATCTGGTTGTTATGTAACACTGGCTACTTCTGTTGGAGGAGCCGAAGAAGGATTCCACAATTGTACTTATGGAGCTGCCTTATTCACAAATGAAGCAGCAAACTCAGGAAACGACTTTATTGATACTACTGATGCTAATATTACAAACAAGGTATCTACTCCTGCTGTTTGGACATAAGATCAGTGACTTTTCTAAACGTACAAGGAAATACACGATACTACAAGTGCATTTAAACGACACACCCTATAAACGGGTAATCATACCAAAAGACCCCTCCGGTTAAGGAAGGGTCTTTTTTATGCGTCTGAGAGTGTTACTTGATTACTGTGAAGTTCCCTGATGACAATGCGAATTCTGTCTTAACTTTTCCATACACCCCATCACTTGCGTATCTTTTTCCTTTCTTATTTTCCCACACACTTTCAATTAACACCAAAGTAAAACCAATGGGCTGATTAATAACTTCAATAGACTCATACTTAGACGTGTCGATGAGCGTGTACCCCTTAGTTGTATAAAATTGTAATAACATATAAACTCCTTTATGATATTTTGTTTAAATCTACATGGAAGTCGTCCATGAACTCATACAACTTGTCCCGCAAGCTGATCTCTTCGTCTGTCAAATCTCTACACTTAGCCAAGCTAAAAAAGTACTGCGAATACTCCCACAAAACTGAATAGTAGTCTTCCCCATCCGCAGCCATATAAAACTGATTACGTTCTTCCGGCAATTTAAATTCCATTGCTACCCTCATACTCACCCCACACATTTCATAAGTAAAACTACTATGACAATTATACATATCATATCTAAAAAATCTAAGTTCATGAAACCCCCTTCATCTTGTTGTACTTATCCATTGCTTCTTGGTACTCTTCCATCCGGTCCAGTTCTTCCAAGACTTTCGCTTTCACCAACCAGGCTTCCATATTGTCTGGGAACTTTTCAAGATATTTGCATATTGCGATATGAGATAATTCAAACAATTCCGAGTCTGCATACAACTGAGCCAGCCTAAATAGAAAGGAATCAAACTCGTCAGTCTTTTCAAATACTTTCTGCAGTACTTCCAATCCCCGAGCCATATCTATATTGAGCAGTACTTGTCCATATTCAAATTGATACCGATTGTTTTCCGGAAAGAGAAGAATCAACTTCTCATATTTCTCTGCAGCTTTTTCAAATTTCTTTAACTGGTAGTAAGCAGATCCTATTCCCCAGATGGCTTCTTCACCACTGTCGTTTACCACTTCCGCTTCTTTCAGCTTTTCTAGGGATCCCATAAAGTTCCGTTCTTCTCTTCCCAAAACTTGAGCTTCCATGATCAATTGATTGTAATGGATTAAGTCAGAATTGTCTCCAGCTTCTTTTGCTTCTCTAGTCGCTTCTGATCTCAACCAAATTGCTTTTTTCCGAATGTCATAAGCATAATCAATATCCCCATCATAATATTCATCTGAGTTCTCAATTAGTTTTTTTGCTTCGAGATAAGGATGGGCCCAATTCCCAACATGGAAGTAGTCGTCAATATCCTGCAGATCAGCAGATTCATAAATGTAAGATACAAGAATGTCCGGACTGTCCGTATCCCTGTATTCTTTCAGCAACCCCAAAGATTCTTCATACAACTCGATCATCTCTTCCGCAGCAGTTTTGGCAGCTTCCAAAATCAATCGATTCCGTTTCACTCTAGTTTCTAAGTCTTTCCGGTCCTTGAATAAATGCTTTGTAGAAGCTGATACTTTCAACTCCCTGCTTTCAATTGCTCTGCTTGCTTCATAGATCCACATACCCATCAACTGATTGGTGGCTGCTATCTTGTGAGCTTTGTTTGACATTTCCCGATTCTTTGCAACAGCCATCTTGAATTCTATCTTACCTTTTTCAGACAAGATCTTATCACTATAACCCAAACCATCTTCAGCATACTTAATCAGCTCATACAGTTCTCTAATCTCTTTGTTAAAAGCCTTGATCAATCTCAATGCTAATTTCCTGGGATCGTCAATAAACTCAGGAATCTTTTTAATAGAAGACTTGTCTAAATCACAACCGTAGTCTGCAATGAAATCTTTCAGAGACATTTGAGTAGTTCCTTTTATGGAAGCTCCCCCCTCAGTTGAATTGATAAAGGTATGCTCCTCCTTATAAGTAAGGAAGATCTGCTCAAAAGAAGTGATGAAACTTGCCAATCCCATATTTGTCTTGACAGGTTTTCCAAAATACCCTGGGACAACTTTAGCCATCCCCATCCCATATGGCTTTCCTTTCAAGTGACTATGCGGGTCGTTTATATCCCAAGACAAAGTACCATCTTCTTTCTCAGTAATTTTTCCACCAGCGTCCACCAATGGAATATGAGAATGTTCTCCATCATAAGCGAGATCCTGTCCGATGATGCAAATGGGATCGCAGCCAAGATGTAGAGCCAAACCAACATTTAGATGGCTAACTGATCCACCCTGTTCTAAATACCCTTTGTGTTGCATTAATCCAACCACTGATTCATTCTCTAAATACTTAGAAACAGTGATTAACTTCCTACCTTTCCATTGCTTGAGAATAGGAGCATAAGTGCGATTGAGACAGACCAAAGTAGTATCAGTATCCCATAAACCCTTAAAGTGTTCTTCATTTGTTTTCCCATAATCTACTGTTGTAATAAAGTCTGGAACAATGTCGTATGCTAGCAGTACCCGAAGACATTGGGCCACAGCAATGATTAATACTTTGTCCTTATTCTCCTGCAGAATATGAATATTCTTTTGAAGAGATGGACCAGTGCTCACCAGGACTGCCGGAACATCTTTGAACATATCCTTTACTGCTACCACTCCGGTGTTCCGGAAGACATATGGAACATTCAAAATATCGTTCTTTGCTATTGTGGTTCCTGCATGGATGACCGTTCCAACATTACATTGGATTGAGTTGATCATCTCCATTGTGTTCTGAACAATGTCAGCATACAGATCAGTTTTGAAATAAGTATATTTCTCAGCCATCAAAAACCATTGTTGAATTACCCATTTAGATTCTATCATCCCAAAGAATGAAGGAGTACTTTCTTTTTTACCATCGAACAAAAGCAAAGTTCCATTCTCTAAATACTTGGTGAAGTCAAAGTTCTTAAATGCTTCTCGGAAGAAACAGAAGTTTGGTTCGATGACAGCAACTATGTGTTTCTTTTCTTTCTTCTTCAAGATTTCATTCAGAGTATATCCCAGACCAACTCCAATTAGAATAGAGCAATGTCCATTCAGATATGTAAAATTCTTTATACTCTTTTTCACGTCTTTGATCGGATCCTTCTGATCATAAGCTGCTTGAACTCTACCGGCATTGAAGACAGTGAAATTCCTTTTTCCATTGTCAGCATTTACCAGAGTCAGCCAATCAGGAGTCGGAGCTTCTTCTAGCTCTTTTGAAAAGACTGCACTAATCTTTTTAATAACGTCCATATTTTTTTCATAGATCTCGTTCAATTAACCCTCCCTTTTTTTTGGAAAAAATCACTCCATTGCCAATCCAACAGGTAATAACAACATATATCGACATACCTTCCATTGAGAAACATTCCATCATTGAAGATTCCTTCTTCTTGAAACCCCAATTTGTCAAATACTCTTTGCATTCCAACATTGGTCGATGCAGTTCCGGACCATATTCGATGGAGGTTCAATTTGCCAAACCCATGCTTCAGCAACAATTCGGTAGCTTCCGTACAATACCCCTTTCCCCAAAAGTCCGGTTCTCCCAGTACCACAGCAAATTCAGCTGATCGGTATATCCAATTAAAACCCTGAAGAGATACGTTTCCAATATGAACATAGGCAGGAATCTCATCTCCCTGTTTCACCAAAATAGCAAACACAATTGCTTCAGCTATATCGATCGATTCTAAAAACATCTCGTACTCTGCTTCTGACTTCGGGAAGAGTCCATGAGAATTCTGAGCAGTTACCAATGGATTTAGAAACCATCTTTTATATCCAGTAACTTCATTCTCCAAGAACTCTCTATTGAAAGGAACTAACTTTATTCTATCTGTTTCATACATTAGAAAAACTCCTTGACCAATTCCCTAAAGTCGTCTTCGGTATATTGAGTAACAGAATTGCTATCCAGAGTAAACTCATTTCCTGTATTTACATTCTGGTCGATGATATACATATTCTTCTTTTCAGTTGCATGATAGCTTTCTTCTTTTGTAATCAAACACTCATGTAGTTTCTCTCCTGGTCGAATACCAATTAGTTTGATAGCAGCATTCGGAGCGATCACTTTTGCAGCATCGAGTACTTTCATAGCTTTCATCTTTGGAACATAGATCTGTCCACCATCAGTTATGTAGGCAGCATTTATTACAAACTGAGCAACCTCTTCCAACCGGATAAAGAATCTGGTCATCTTAGGATGAGTGATTGTAATTACCCCTGTCTTCTGTTGTTCCAAGAACAGAGGGATAATGCTTCCCCGAGAACCCAGGACATTCCCATATCTACAGCAGGAGAACTTTGTTCCATAGTCACCCGAGTAAACATTACCATGGATGAACAACTTCTCTGCAGCCATCTTGGTTGCTCCATATAAATTCACGGGATACACAGCTTTATCGGTTGAGATGTTCATCACCACCTTGACATTGTTGTTGATTGCAGCATTCATAACATTTTGAGCCCCATGAATATTTGTCTTGACAGCTTCTTCAGGATCAGTCTCACAAGCCGGAACTTGCTTCATAGCTGCACAATGGAAAACTACATCAACGCCATTCATAGCTCTTTCTAATCTAGTGTAATCCCGCACATCACCGAGGAGATAAGCAATATTGTCATACTCTGCAAACTGTTGTCTCAACTTCCACTGTTTCAATTCATCTCTGGAGTAAATCCGAATACCTTTTGGTTTATATCTCTGAAGAAGTTTCACTAAAGTCTTCCCGAGAGATCCGGTTCCACCAGTAATTAGAAATTCACTTTCTTTTGGATAGAAGTTTGGTTCCATATCTTTTTCCTCCTTTTGTCATATACTTTGTCATATCAATCTTTTTCATTCCTTCTTTTTGTATTTCTTTAAGCTGCTCCTCTTCAGTCACAAACCAAGATTCAATCTCTTTATGAAACCGAACTATGCCAGCCATAATCCATTGCATTTTAGTCATACCACTTTTCCTGGAGTGACCTTAACTTCCACAGCTCTTTTCTTTGTAAGTATAATCTCAGGAGTCAGCATCAATTGTCCATCCACTGTTTCAAAAAGAAAGTCGAGTTTAAATCTACCATCAAATATAGCTTGTAGGTGTTCTCTATCTGGTGGGCGAAAAAAGACCTGCCAAGCATATTTCTGATCTTCATGAACAAATAGTCCCTCAAAAGAAAATACACCATGTTCAGCATAAAATTCAACTTTAGTAATCTCAGTCTCAATCGTTTTAGAACATGACACCATTGTCAGCATAAGTAATGCTATAAGCAAAATCGCAAAAATCTTCTTCATATCATTCTCCTCTAAATCCTGTCTTCTCGTTAGCCAATAATTTCAACATATCTTCATCCGGTTTCCATTCACCGATAAAAGACTGATTTAATCCTTTCCGAATATACTCTGCAGCTTCTATTCTGGTCCGGTAAGCACAATGTCCATGTTTGGTTTCAGCTCCTTGTAGATCCTCCAAGTCATAATGTATTTCCACAGCAGAGTCGTTGCACAAAAACATTGCCAAAGCCAGTACCATAATATTTGCAGTATGATCCGAGTACCCTATTGGATACCTATTCTCAGTCAGATACCGTAAGAAATCAATCCGGTTCAGTTTCGCTTCCTCTGGTGGACAGGGATACTTTGAATTGCAGTGCATGAAAGAAATCATTCTTGGATCAAGTTTATTCGCAGCACAGAATGATTCGCAGTGAGCCATCATGTAGATTACATCTGAGTTCCCTGCTAATCCTAGAGAGATGATAATTGGTTTCTTGGTTTTCAAACAAGCTTCAATTAACTTAGTTCGTTTGAAGTCAAAAGAGCTGATCTTCCAAAAGTCCACATATTCATTTATCTCTTTAATTGCTCCCTGGTAGAACACAGAACAGCCTAGTTCTATTTTATGATCTGTACACAAGTTTCTAATCATAGGAAAGAAACGGGTATCCAATTCTGATTCTCTCAGATCTTCAGCAGCTTCTTTATACATCTTGTCAGCTTTGAACAACTGGAACTTGACAGCACTGAACCCCACTTCGGCAGCTTCAGCTATCAACTTCTCTATTCTCTTTGGATCGTTGTTATGGTTCGATCCTATCTCACATATTAAATACATTTATTCTCCTTCGATTTTTTTAAATAATTGGGGATCTGAAATATGCTGTTGTCTTTTATTAAAATATTCCTGGAATTCTCCAGAAGATACTCCAGAGTATACAGTACATATTCTGTTCATTTCTCTAGCTGCCTGAAGATTCCCTTCATCCACGCCATGATCGGTTACTCCATTTCTAAAATCAGCTTGGGTCATGGCAAGATATAATAGATCCATAAAAGCATCTTTCCATTTTATTGTTTGTTTAAATGGATTATAGTTTTCTTTACTCGGAGCTGTATATCCACAAGCAGTACACCAAATGGCTCCAGTGGGCATATGGTATTGGTCAATCTTTTTTTCTCCACAATTGGGACATATTAAATACATTCGTCCTCCTCTTTCAATAAGATAAAGTTGGTGATACATACATTCACAGATCTATAATTCATTTCTTGTATACTGTCTTCTATTTGAACTATATGCGTTTCATTTTCTATTTTAGATGAAAAGTGCATAATAGCTCTCCCAGGAACTTTATTTTTATTACAATCAGCTACAATAAATGAAACAAAATATTTATACCCCATAATTTAACAACTCCTCTCTGTACTTATACACTTTGTGAAAGGCATTTACAATATCAGCTATATCCGACTCTTTCAAATCCAGAGCATGATAAAGAGTCAAACAAAAGTCCATTCTATGTAACTCTTCAACTACAGGATAGTCCTCTCGATCAAACACCCGAGCAGCAAACAGCGGTAGGTCATACAATGGTGTAATATATCCACAACCAATTGGAACCCCTCGATCAATCCTCCCCAATTCTTCAGACAACTCAGCTCGAACAGCTCTCATAAATAGATCTCTGGGAATTGGAATGTCCATTTTAGTCTCATCATAGAAGAAGGGAAGAACATAATATGAATGTGTACATTCTTTTCTAACTTTAGCTCTCCATATCATAGGTAGATCTGCCAACCCCTGCATTATATCATTTGCATTCTGTTGTCGATATTCAATATAGTCTCCAGTATCATATATCTTTTTAAGTTGTTCCTTTACAATCACAGCCTGGATCTCAGTCATCCGCATATTAAAACCAATCATATTTGGTTGCCAGTAATACTCAATTTGAACTTCATCTGGCATAGCAGAGATCACAGCTTCAGCATGGTTTCTGATTAATGCCATCTTCATATACAAATCATGGTCTTTAGTAACCAACATTCCACCTTCACCAGCAGTTAAATGTTTTCCCTGAGTAAAAGAGAAGACACCAATGTCTCCCAGAGTTCCGGCATCACAACTTTTGTAAGTAGATCCAATTGCTTGAGCAGCATCTTCAATTATAATCAGTCCATGTTTTTTTGCAATAGCATTTATCTTTTCCACATCATAAGGTTGACCAAATAGATCAACTATAATAATCGCTTTTGTCTTGTTTGTAATCTTAGCTTCAATAGCTGCGAGATCCAAACAGAAATGGTCTGCTTCAATATCAGCAAACACAGGGACACCACCATATAACATTGGAGCAGTTGCAGAACAACTCATAGACCAAGGAGTGACAATTACTTCATCCCCAGGAACTATTCCAATGGCCCCACAAGCAATCTGCAATCCGGAAGTAGCGGAGTTCACCGCCAGAGCATACACTTCTGCATCGTCCGGAGCATTTAGATACCCCTCAACAGCTTTCTCTAACTCCTGAACTTTTGTTCCACCCCAGAACTGAGGAATCCAATTCCCCCTGTATCCGGACAAGATGTTTCCAGTATCTTCTATATCATTCAAGAAGTCGATGACTGCTTCTTTTTCCTCTTTCCCGATGGTCTTTTGGGGAGGGAAGAATTTAGTTCGTAGTTTCTTACCGCCCAGTAAAGCTAAATGCATACAAGCTCCTTTACAAAATGTTCAATAAATTGCTTATCTTCTTTTTCGCAAACTATTCTCTCAGCATCACCTTCAAGTCTTCCGGTAGGTCCAATATCATAATCCTTAAAACCATTTACCAATTTCAAGTCCTTAAACTCAGGATCTAACTTTAGATAGATTGTAGAAGCACTTTCTCTTTTCGTTACAATTAGTGCTTCCAAAACTGTATTGAAACAATCAAACTTAATCCGGAATATCTTTTTCTTATCAATATAAACAGCAACCAAATCCCGATCAGTCTTCACATCATACTTATATTTGATGATAGCTGTTGGATTTTCTTTTAAGAACTTGAGAACGATGCCTGACTTAGAAATTCTTTTTACTCCCATGAAGCTAAATCCTCCAATATCCGATTGACTTCTACAGCTCCAGACGCAGGAGAGATCGGATCTGCTTCTCCTACCAAAACTTCATGCACATTTTTATACAGATTAAATAGATTTTCTTCTATGTCCGTATGTCCTATCAACTTTGGAGTATCCAAAGTATTGTAATTCCCATAAGTAGGTTCAGGAACTACCTCAGCTCCATATACATCTTTGCCATATTTCTTGATATAAATGACTCCTTTCTCCATGAAGATAGTCAGATCAAACACACAAAAGTTCCTACCATCTACAGGGATAAGATGAACAGCCGGACACTTTTCATAAGACAAGTAAGCGGAGACCGTTGGGTCTTCTTTACTGAAATCATGTATGCTATGATTGCCGAGTCTTTTTCCTTCTGTATATGAATTGTCAAAAAACCAATTGAACAAGTCTATGGCATGACTAGCATCTCTCTTCATTCCTCTTTCATAGACCAAGTACGCTGCTTGAGCTTTCCCAAGATCTCCTTCTCGGATAGATTTGGCAATCCCTTGAAATGAAATGGAGAATCTTCTGGAGTAGTTCACCATCAAAGTAATGCCAGCTTCCTCAAACTGTTCTATTATCCTAACACCAGTTCCATAAAATTGACAAAAAGGCTTTTCACAAATAACTAGCTTTGGTAGATGTTCATGGTTTATTATAGTTAATAATGTCTCATAGTGCCATTTAGTAGGAACAGACACAACAATCACATCTGGTTCTGTATTTCTAATCCCATTAGATAAATCACCTGTATATCCAGTTCCCCATTTCATAGCTGCAGCAAGTCCTTTTTCTGCATCAGTATCAACAATCCCAGACAACTCAAAGTGTGGATCACTGAAGATAGCGTGAGCATGAGTCAATGCGTGTTCTGTGGTTGGAGAGTCGAACTTATCTGGTTTTGTAGCTCCAATAGATCCTGCTCCGACAAGTAATACTTTATGCTTCATAACTTACTCCTGCTAATTTAGTTGCGATATTTGAATTAGAGAGAAGTTCAGGTTTTCTCTCAATATAGGAAAGTACATCCCCCAGAGTGAAATTGATTTTGTTGAAGTATTCACAAATCGCTTTCAGTACTTTGTAATCTTCAGGGGTATCCAATGTCAGTCTGTACTCAGGATGGAAATATCTGAACATTGCCGGAACATTCCCGATCTTGAAAGTACATTTGTCTTGGTAGAAAGATGAGAAGTTTAAAATATTCCAACCAACGTGTTCCCTAAATTTCATTTCAGTTGTAGAAAAAACAGCTTTCTCAAAGATGTTAAATGAATAAATCTGAATGTCCATTCCATCAGGGAAAGATCTGGTTATCACATTACTCAAATAGTCAAAATCACCCTCATCATATCTGTCAAGTAAATTCTGAATTAAGTAAGGACAGATGATAGGACAGTCACCAGTGATTTCTATGATTGTATCGTTCTTGGCAAACTTGTATTCTTTACAGCATTCGTACACTCTGTTGATCACATCATCTTCATCACCCCGATATACATTATAGTCACCAAACTCGGCAATTTGATCAACCAGGACATTATCCTTTGGATTTGTGGTAGTGCATATATAGATATTATCCGGTCCCACATTGTTCAGCAAGTTCAATCTTTCGAGAAGTACTTCTAACGCCTTTTTCTCTCCCATCAAAGGAAGTAAAACTTTCCCTGGCAGTCTGCTCGCTCCCATTCTAGCCTGTATCATTACTCTTATCATTCAATCTCCTCCTCTGCAATAAAACTAACACCATCTTCATCCTGATCAATTGTAAATATCTGATCTGCACTCTCCATCAAAGCCTTGTCGTGGGTAACAATTATGAACTGAATACCCAATTTGCAGGACAACATTTTCAAAAGCTCAGAAGCCTTTGGTTGCAATTCTCTGGATAAAAACTTCATTGGTTCATCCGAAACAATAGTGTTGTTCTTCTTTGACAAACTCCAAAGACTGACTCGCAGGGCAAACGCAGCAACATCTACTACTCCACCACCTGAGTCAGTCATAGGATCGTACTCTTCATCATTTTTCCTGAAAGACAAATCAGCTTCAGTCTTTCCTCTTCTATCAACAAACTCAATGTTGAAGTCATAAGAATCTTCAAATACAGTATTTAGGGCCAGAGTAACCATATCACATAATTGATAGGTAATCCCTTGTTGAGTTTCAAGAGCCACAATTTTCATAGCTTCTTGAGCCTTGATTGAATTTTCATAGTTATCTTTCTCTTCAAGATATTTCTTCTTGATAGTTTTGATCTCTTTAGAGAGAGCTTCCTTCTGTCCTTTCATTCTCTCTAACTTGGCCCTTCTTTCCTGTAAATTAATCACTCTCCAATCCTCCCTTTAGCTATTTCAAAATATTCCTTGTTTAATTCTATCCCAATCCCATGCCTATTTAGATTTTTACAACCAACCATAGTAGTTCCTGATCCCATTGTAAAGTCCAAAACTAAATCTCCTTCATTTGTGTATGTTTTAATCAGGTATTCTAATAATTCAACTGGTTTTTGAGTAGGGTGAACTTTTCCTTGACTATTATGTACACACTTAATATTCTTAATTATAGTATCAGGATTGATTTTATCAGATTGCCTATCCACATATAATTCTTTTTGCTTACCATATACAGATGTTTTACTATTATTTTTGTTGCCTGATTTTATCTCATTAGTTCTTACTCGTTTTTGTGGGTAGTAACTGCTGCCTAATTTTTCCATAAAAACAGAGATGACTTCATGGCCTAGCATTGGTCTTTTACGTGCATTTAAGTTACCAGATTTTAAATTCTTTTCCCATATCCAATCATATTTAAACTCTTTTATATTACTGATTCTCAAATGAGAGCTAAAAGGCTCACTCCCAAATAATACGGTGGGCGTATTAGATTTCCTTATTAATTTTAACCGTTCCCACATTTCATCAAAGGGAATGACCTGATCCCATTTGCAAGCAGTGGTCCCGTAGGGAACATCTGCTATTATTGCATCCACTTTGATACCTTGTTCAATCAACTGATCCATTACTTCTAAACAATCTCCATTGTAAAGATTAATCATCAAACCTCTCCTCAATCTCACCCAAGAGTTCTTTCAATTCTTTCTCTCTCTTGTCGTTGTCTGCTTTCATCTCCCTGACTTGTTTCTGCAGTTCTTCTAAAGAAGTACATTTATATTTCTTTTTCATAGTCTCTTCCATGCCAGCCAGTTTCCCTTTCTCTCTTTCCCGAGCCAATTTGGACTCTTCAATTCGTTCCTTTAGATCAGTAATTCGATTTAGTAAACTCATTTTTTCTCTCCCCGTGTATGTAGCATCACCTGTTTGGGAGATCTTCCCTCAATCAGAATACCTTCAGGCCAGACACCATCAAAATAGCAGTAATGTAGCTGTATTGTTCTGTTACGAGTATCTGCAATAATAACCCTTCCCTGTTCATCACAAGTAAACTTTAAATGTTGTATCTTCCGTATCATATTACCTCCATTGCTTCGCTTATCTTATTAATTATACTACGAGATAGCTTATTTTTTTTAATAAAGTTTTCCATATTTTTCTCGTAGCTGAATTCGACACAAGAATCTTTCTTCATTTTAGCCACAAAAGATTCAATAGTCTCAGTTCTCTTTTCCTTTTTAATGATATGAGCCCGACTGATTACTCCACTTTCATATGGGTAAGAAGCTGGTTCGTAGGTTCCATCCTCATTCCACAGGTATACTTTAGGACTCTCTTCTACCTGATCAGCAAACATTCTCATCATGGATCCTGGATTGATAAGAACTCTCCCCTGGTACTCACAAACAAAAGACTGATGATTATGTCCGGTGACAATCAAATCAAACTGAGGTAACTTCTTCAAGAGAGATGTTCCGGAGTGAGAGTTTGGAATCTCACCATCTTTGGACACCATCATATGCAGCATTGCTATTTTCTTTTTAAAGTTTCCTTCCGGAAGATTGATTTCAGGGATCTTGTCAAAGTTAAAATGAGATCCAAATAGAAGTATGTCTTTGAACGTGTCATAGCCATCTAGTATATCGATTACTCCAGACGATTTCAACACCCATAGTGAACCTCTATTGAGGTATTTGATGTTATTGTATGGCATATCGTGATTATTGCCCACAATGGTCAGTATCTTCGGTAGGTTCTGAATGGCCCAGGCTTCCAAGTGAGGGGAAGATCTGAACTTGTCTAGTAAATCTCCGGCATTTAGAATAGGACAGTTGTGTTTTGCTTGCAGTTCTTTCAACCATGCAATCTTCTTTTCCTGAGCTTCCCAATAGTCATCGGTCCGGCAAGTAGGAATGTCTGATCTGATATGAATGTCAGCTGTCAATATAAAAGTTGGTTTCATTTATGTATCTCCTGACCACAAGTAGGACAAACATCGGGCATGATCTCTTTTAGTTGCCGAACTGCTTCTTTGTGGATATTTTTCTGTTCCTCATATTCTTCTTGACAGATTTCGTAAGCATCTGCCAGAGAATCAGCAGCAAAATAAACTTCAGTACTATCAGAGTAAGCGTAGTATAACTTATCTGCTGCCTTGTAACATTCTTCTATAACCGAAACTTTGTTAGTCTCCTCTAATTTTGTACGACATAACTGAAGATCTACAATAAAATCATCTCTCTCATCTATCTGTTCATCGATTCTATCCATCTTGGCATAAATCTCACCCACCAGGGAAACAGTACCTTCACATTTGTTAGTCTTGTCTAACACTTTTAGTTGCTTCTTACAATCTTCGATCTCTCCAATTAAGTCAGCCATCTCAGACAATGTTTCATAGTTCACATAAAGTTCGTGTTCGAGTACTTCCGCAGCCAGAACTAACTCTTCTAAGCCATCCAACTTTTTGTAGGATTTCAATTCAACTTGCTTCTCTTTTAGAAGTTTGTGTTGAAACTCCATCTCTTTGTTGTGAGATCTTTTGATTCTCTCAATACTCTGCAAACTTGAGTCGATGATAGTCAGATCGATCAACTCATTTATATATCTGGCTACTTCTCCACCAGAGTTCCCGAGCAAAAAAACAGAATCGTGTTGCCACTGGAAATTTAATGGCAGGAAATTGTAAAGATTCTGTAAGGGTTCAGGAATAGTTTTGTTGAAAGAAGTATACAACTCCTGACCTATCCGGTAAAAGTTAGAGGATTTAGTTTTCCCTCGAACAACAACAGCATCTTCTGTTTCAACAGTCACTTTGGTATTCCCACCCCATTTAGACCGAAAACGATCTCCCAATGGTTGATTTTCAAAATTCCATCTCAGAGATCGCAAAATAGCAGATTTGCCCTTATCAGAGGAGCCAACAATTATGTTGACTCCACGACAAAATTCTAGTTCTGTATTCTTATGACTCTGAAAATTCTCAATAGTCACCTTCTTGATCATAGTGCTTCTCCAAATCTTTTTTCATCCCCGTATAGAATGTATCCTCTATTCTTTAAAATCTCTTCCCACTTACTAGATTGTTCTTCATTTAATCCTTGTGAGTATATCGGTTCTTGAGAGGAATCTATATCAAGAATATCATAACAACAGGTACAGCTAAGTAACTGGTCGCCACAAAAAGGACATTCTTCCCAGTCACAACCAGGCATATGCTGTTTTCCTTTCTCAACCCCACAATCATGACATTCTTTACTCATAGCTTCATTCTCCTTGCATACTCAGCAATCAATATCCCATCCCGATCAGGGTGTTTAACATCAGCAAATTGAGGAAACAACTCATTCCCAACTCTTTTACTTTCTGTCTTTAGAGCATCTCCTTTAGTTCCTGCAGGGAGCATCACCTTCTGCCATTCACGGGAATCACAAAATATATAAGGAATCTCTAACTCTTCTAGCACCACTAATGTAGCTTCCAATGCCCTCACAGCAGAGAGAGAAGCATTAAACCTAGTAGCATTCACCATTGGCCTTTCAATGATGGCAAGTGTATCATCACCTAAGTATCCTATTAACAGAGCTAACTCCTCATGATCAATTCTATTGAGTTTTTTCTGAACCAAGCCAGGTTTTACTTTTGGTTCTGTTCCAGGTTTCATTCCAGGTTTTACTTTCTTTTTTCTCTTTGCTGGCTTTTGGTAGTTATTTACATTCTTTACTGGAGTCTTACAAAAGTTACATACTTCATCTTTTGTAATGATCCCGATTGTTCCGGACACGCCATTATCAATCCCGATATATGTTTTACTCATCATCATTCACCATCCACACATCTTTAGTCCACTCTTCATCTGATACATCTTTTGGAAAGTTGATCTTCAATTTATAAACTGGACTGCCATACACTATACCAATGAAAAAACAAATAACTCCAAATACTAATATTGCAAATATCTCCATCAATATCTCCTCTTTCGATCTTTACATGAAATAGATTCTTCAATAGCATTCCACTTCTCAACAACCCTCTGAGACAGTTCATCTTCTAAACCATTGTCTTCAATGTGTTGAACCGCTGCAGCCAGAGTCATCTCTAAATGTCCCTCATCCCAATCAATTTTAATTGTCTTCTTCATTTCACCTTTTACAGTTCTCAGATCAAATAGGAAAACAAGGTTCGAGAAAATGTTGTCAACCCCATAATCAAAAAGAATATCAAAGTAGCAACCTCTATGGGGTTTCCACAATTTGTTCTTCTTCATCTTGGCAAGAACTGTGTTCCCTGTTTCCCTGCCTTTCTTGATATGTTTCTGGACCACCTTTAGCCAGCATACTCCGGCAGCATAAAAGTCCATAGCCTTTCCACCTGTTCTCTGCCATTGACAGGCAAACAAATTAGCACCGATTTTATACCGGACCTGGGATATAACAATTAGAAAAACTTTCTTCTTACTAATATCATTTGACATTACTCGGAAAAAGGCAGAGAACTCTTTTTGTTTTGTCAAGTTATAAGTTCCCTTCTCTAATTTTTCTCCCTTCTCAGCTTTCTTTAATTTCTTATCAAAATAGTCTTCTTCAGCTTCGGAAGACAAACCATCCAGGGAATCAAGAATGTAAATACCATATTCATCCTCCTCTAAAGATTCCATGAACAGATGGATATTCAATTCAAAATCTTCAATTGTTCTTGATGGTTCCCCAGAAGGATCCAATATATCCATACCATACAACTCCTGAGAGTCAAAAGTAAATCCATTCTCCCCATCATCATAATGCCATCTCAATTTTTTCCCCAACAAGTTTTTGGCAGCTGCAATTATCTCACAACACATTATGGTTTTTCCGGTAGATTCTTCTCCAACAATATTTAGAATCTTACCGAAAACCCCAATGCCTTTACCTCCTCCGGAAGCACAATCCATAAGTGTGATTCCAGAGGGGCAGAATTTGTGAACAGTCTTCTTTGCTGCTTTTTTGCGAGGGGAGTGCTTTACTTGTTGAGCTAAGTCAGACACTTCACTTTTTCTCGGCATAGCTTATTTCTCCTTCTTTCGTTCTATACAGTCATCCCAGTACTCACAGTCATCACACTCTTCATGTTCATCACAGTCAGTCTCAGGGACAAATCCATGAGGACAAAGATCGTCTTCACCCACTTCTTCTTTAACTTCTTTTTTCTTCCGGCCACGTTTCTTTGGAGCTTCTTCCTCTTCCACTTCTTCCGGTTCTTCATCGACTACTTTTTTCTTTCTACTTCTTTTCTTTGGAGCTTCTTCTCCCACTTCCGCTTCGCCCCCTTCGTACTCATCCGGACCATAAAAACCTTCTTTGATTGTTTCATAGTCAGGTATATTTAACAGAGAGTCCAGGACATAGGCTTCGTCCAACCAATCATCATCAAAGTCTTCATCATCTTCTTCAAAGTCAAACTTAGTAAACTCGATAAACTTCCGACCACCATGTGTTCCGGCTGCTCCCCGAAGTTTGAGTACCCAATTTTCATCAGGATCAGAAAAACAAACCACTTCTAATGATTCATCTGAAGCTGCTTCTTCAAGTAAGGGTTTTTCAAACTTGTAGTGACTTGCTTCAAATATCTGAACATTTAATTCTTCAGAATTTAGGTTGACAACATTATAGATTACTCTTCTTTTTGCTTTGATGCTGTCAATTTTGTCTTGAATATTTTTATCACCAGCTTCATCCATTATAGCTTTTAAACGATCCACTTCTTCACAGATAGGGCATCTTTGATGGTAGTTCATTTTAGGACAGACAAAGTTGTTGTTGTCCGGACCAATAAATCTATGAACCCATATGTCAAGAACATAATCAGGATCACCGACTTCTCTTCTACCTTCAACAACCAATGGGTGATTTTCAGAACCAATCAGGTAAGGAATAATTTTCCATCTGTTTGTTCCTTTTTTAGTCTCAACAAACTTTGTTCCTTCTGGAAGGTTTAAAGTATGAGAACCACCACCAACAAACTTATCTTTATTATCAAGATTGTCTTTGGTGTTTGTTTTTAATTTTGCGTATGCACCTTTCTTAGCCATTATTCTGTCCTCCTAGCTTTTAATTTATCTCTTTGTCGATCCTGTATAGTGTCATGGGTTACCGGAGTCTTCGATTTAGGTTGACCAAAGTATCCTGCATTATGTAACTCAACAAGTTTTTCTAATGCTTTTTTCCGTTGCTCGAATGCTCGAACAGCAGAAGCCAGAAGATTATATTCTTCTGTAATTTCAATAAGTTCATGGACAGCTTTAACCCTCTTGGGGTGTCTAGTCACCAGGTTTTTCACTATTGCTTCCGTTGCTTTCTTTCCTTCGTCAAGTAGTTCTTCCCGAACTTCACCATCTAAAGTAGCTTCCAAAACATCTAAACCAACTTTTGCTTTTAATTTTTTAGACTCAGCAAAAACAGCCATTTTCAGATACTTCATATACTTATCAGCCTGTTGTAACCACTCTATGTCTAAGCAGTCCTTGTCAATAGCAATGTCTTCTCGATACTTCATTTGTCCTCCTTCTTCTTCTCTTCCTTTTCAGCTGCCAGCATAATCATAAGACCACCAAAACCATAGATGAGAAAGTATGTTTCCCCCTCAGTAATGATCTTGTCCTCTTGTAAGTGAAACAATCTCTCGAAAATTTCACCCATATCAACACTTGTCTTATAAATATAATCCGACAGATTTACTAATTGCTCTACCCGTTCTTCTGATAGATCAAACAAATTTGCTGTTTCGACTCCTTCTCGATTTATCTTTACCATAAACACTCCTTATCTAATTATACCGTAAAGAATCAAAAATTTTCATTTTGTTCTGACCAATTTCCATTTATTTTATAAACATCAGCCTTTACTTCCAATGGAACTATAATCCAGGGCCAGTGTTCTCTAATCTTATTACACATAATGTCCTTAATCAAAACAGACAATTCTGCATATTCATCTGGTACAACATCAAAGACAATCTCATCATGGATCTGACCAATCAGAGTACTCTTAAACTTAGAAGTTCTCAGCAGTTCTTCTAATTGAATGAAAGACCAAACAGTGCAATGAAAAGCTGATCCCTGAATAGGATAGTTTGTTACCTCTTTTCTCTGCATGAGTCCGGTACATCGGAACCCTGTCTTTAGATCAACATACCCACATTTCTGATACCGCTCCCACATTTTGATTCGCCATTCTCCATACCCAGGGAAAGATTCTTTCCATAATTTGTCTTCCACTTTCCGGACGTGTTCTGCAAAATGCTCCAGCTTCTTAATCCCTTGAGTTTTGAGATGTTTCTTTGTCGATGCTTCTATTCTAGGCCACAAGTTTTCGGCACAAGATTTCCACCAATCTCCATAGAACTCAGGGAAGACAAATCCATTCTTCGCTAAGTATCTTTCATTCTCAGTAATATCTTCTTTCGGTTTCAGGAACAAATTAGCTCCCTGGTCCCTGTGCATATTTGTATCCGGATTAGTCACATAGCGGATCATATTCTCGTCTTTGTGGTAGCAACACCCAATCACAACCTCGACACCAGAATAATCAAACCCGACAAGCATATTCCCTTCTCGGGGAATAATGGCAGACCGGATCAACTTCTTTGCAACCTCATCTCTCTTTGGCATATTCTGAAAGTTAATCAGAGAGGATGATGATCTGTAAGTAATCGCAGTATGCAAATTGAACATACACCGGAGCAAATACATATTGTTTTCAGGAATTGTCTCATTTATAATTCCCTTCAAATAAGTATCTCTTAACTTAACCAATTTCCTATACTCTAAAATCTTATTCGTAAATGGAATATCGATAGATCCCAGAGCTTCTTGATCCATTGAAACTCCACCGCCAGGGGTCATCTTATCTGATTTAATATTCAGAATATCAACCAGTAAATGTTTCAACTGAGGAGTAGAATTGAAATTGAACTCCGAAGTTTTTGACTTTGGCTTTGGAACCCAGGATTTAATTTCCTCAGATTCCATGATTTCTTTCTTCAATATGATCATCTGCTTTTCTAATACCACATAGGTTTTAGAGCAGTAATCCATATCTACTCGAATGCCAGTTTGCTCTACTTTACTAAATGCCAATATTCCTTCGTGAAGTAACTCATAACCCCCTTCTATTCTTGAGCCCTGTACCACCGCCATTTGATCTAATGCAAGTTTGTAGGTGTAATGAGTATCTAGTCCATTATAGTGCAACATCTTCTCTACAGGAGCTTCTTTGATTTTATTGAATGCGTTTGAAGTAGCTGTTTTAAAGTACTGCTTCATCTCATTTCCATAACCGGATACCCCAAACTTCACACAAGTTTGAAACTTCAAGCCAGTTATTCCACCTCTGTTATCAATAACATGAGTAGCCAGCATAGTATCCCAATACCAATTTGTTATCCAAAACCCCAAAGTATTATAACACCACTGAGTCTCAAATTTAATATTCTGACCGATCAATTTGATCTTCGGATTAGTAAACAGATCCTTGAGTAGATCAAGTGTATGCGGAGTCATCACATCATGCGGGACCAGAAAAGCATAAGACTTTCCACTGGTAGTAGTAAAGGCCATCGAGTAAATGAAGTGACCTTTTGCATGGGGTTTCAATCCGGAAGTCTCAAAATCCACAGTCAAATATTCTTCAGACTGTAGTTTAATCAACAGATCTTCAATCCCTCCAAGTCCTGATATAATCTCAATATCCGGAGTATCCACAAGAAACTCCTGATCATGTTCTAAGGCAAGAGTCATCTGTTTTTTAAATCTTCGCCACAGAGGAATATTTCGGTCATTAGCCAGAAGATACAGAGGGTGATAAGTAGGATAAATCCAACACTTAAAATCCTGGTCTGGAATCTTTTGGCCCATCCATTTTTCCATAGCAGTAATCGATTCTTTATGTCCGATCAAACCCTGCAGAGAAACCAAACCCAAAGTAATTATCTTCTTTGGTTTATGTGTCCGGACGACTCTATGAAGATACCTTCTACACATTTTTACTTGTAAGTTTGTGGGAGATCCCACTTTATTTCTACACCGAACGGAGTAGACAAGCCAGCAGTCCTCTTCCAAATTAAGTCCATTGTCCTTTAAAGCTCTCCTGACTATCTTTCCTGCCCTACTGTTGAAAATATCATTCTCTTCATCAGCTCTCTTATCAGGAGATTGAGCAACAATTAGAATACCTTTGCCACCTTTACCATAAACTTTAATTTTTGGATTTTCACACTTCTCGCATAATCCACATTTTTCACAATTAGTTGGTGGTTTCTTCTTTTTTGTCACTTGTTCTCCAGTATTCTTTAATTGTAATATGCTGCTTCTGCTCGACCTTCAGCATCCACTATCCCTATGATTGTTAATATTTTATCTTCCGGACTATAACTATAATCGAACTCTCCCAATTCATACTTAATATCCATTTTCTCCCAGAATGGTATTCGCTTGATATTTTTCATCTCCAATGCCAGCTCTTTGATAATCTTCCTGAGATTTTGAGTAACACCCATACCAATAATCTGAGTCATAGTTTCATCAATAGCTTCCGCACCAGTTATCATATCATCATTAATATCATCAAGCATCATTAGATCAGAATTGTCGAGATATACAATATCCCCTATTTTCCAATCTTTCATATCAGGGCTCCCGTAACCATCCAGTAGGCCCATACATATTTATTACCATAAACCTCTACATGATCATCAAATGATTCACGAACCACATATTTATTTTCACAACATACAGTCATTTGATCAGAAAAGAAACATGGGCCTTTTTCAGCAGCTTCATTGGTAAAACCGAATGGTCCCTGTTTTGTGTTCTTTTTAAACCACTCTCGTGTTTTCACTTGAATAATGTCACCTTTCTTATATTTCTTATTTTCAGTAATCATATTATAAATCTCCTTCCAGGGTAGTAAGCCACCAATTTGTTTATCATCGATATAAATATCTGCATAGATCTTTGGGTGAGCTTTCCACTCCACAAAATCTGCATTTTCATTTATCTTATGGTATTTGACTCCATTGTCTTTTAACCAATCGACCATCTGTTCAATATCATTCAGATCAGGATTATTATTAGATCTACAAGTCCAAATAATAATATAAAATCCTCCATCATACAGTTTGTTGATACTCTCTATTGCATCAGGAAGGGCTGGACCTACCTCTGGATATACATGGCTCATAATAGTTCCATCAAAATCAATAGCTAGTACCTTCGTTTTATGGCAGTCATCACAAAAAAGATCAACACATTTTTTTCCACATTTATAACATCTTCTCATATACCCTCCTAATAGGTAAAGTAGTAATAACCATAAACACCATCCATTGACCTTTGAAAATCAAAATTATCAATTTCAATTGCATCAAAGTTAAGAACATAGTCCTCTTCTGTCATATGTAGACCGTTTGTTCCATCATAAATCCATCCATCATGTTCAACTACAGCATGACCGGAGTTTATCTTTTCAAAATAGTAAATCCTTATATTCGCTTTAATTCTAATTTTATGATAAGCCAAGACCATAATCAGCAGAGCCTTATCCTCACAGTCTCCAATCCTCGAACTTAATGTTTCTTCTGGAGACTGCCAATAATCCGTTTCATCTGCCAAGTATTCAACATTATCACAAACCCAAACAGTTATTTCAATTAAAGTTTTCGATTGAAAAAAGTAATCCAATTTGAAAGTATCTGCATCATAAATCTCAGGGACATACCTGGGAATTACTGGAAAAGCACAAGAGAGAACCAAGAACAGCAATACCATAAACAATAATAATTTTTTCATTTTCTCTCCTACATCTTGTGAGCTAACAGTTCATGCGTAAATCCCCTGCCAGCATAATCAATTTTCAGTTCCAAGAAACCGATTTTAGAGAACTCACCTTTCTGAGCTTCAAAGTAGTTTCTATGTCCGATTTTGATTGTCTCCAAGAAAGTACCACCAACACCATACCATTTTGTTTTATAAACTGGTTGAGCATTTTTGTCTAGTGTAAGTACATCTTTATCATGGACTAACAACTTATGGACGTGTCCCATCATATATATATCAGCATCATACTTATCGAATAGGGCCACAACATTGTTTACCGGATAACCTGGCATATAACCACCACCACCATTTCCATGAGAAGAACAGATCCGGAGAGTACAATAGAATGAATTGACTTCCACTGACAGGATACCCATAGCCAAATAACCTAATTTGATACAGTCCGGTAGCAGATCAGTACAGAGATAGTCATAAACATCAAAGCCATTGTGTTTGATATATGCTTCTTCATGGTTTCCAACATGAGCCAATTTTATATATTGTTCAATTGGTTTCAGAAGTTCATACAGATACTTTGTCTGTTTTCTGGGAAGATCTTTCAAATCCCGTAAAGCATATTTTTCACAGATCTCAGAAGGATTAAATCTCTTATCCCCGATATGTGTGATGGCATCAATTTGATCTCCACCTAACATAACAATTACTTCTCTGGTCTTTGCAGTCTCTTTAATTCTCTCAACTGCAATCTTGAATTTGTTCACATTAAAGTTAGAATTACCTTCGTGTATATCTCCTAACCAAAATAGTGAAACGTGTTTTTTTCCTTTAAGTTTGAGCTTATAGGACTCCATAATTTACTCCTTTTATTCAATTTCTACTGCGACATCCTTACAATGGTCTTTTAAACGCTGACAGATTCCAATTGTAGTTTCTCCCATTTCGTGATCTCTCACAGAACATGAGCGTATTCCGTTTTCACTTATAACCTTTGCTCTGAGCATTGCTCTATCTAATATAGCCACAATCTGATCTAAACGGATGTACTCCATAATTTACTCCTTAGTTTTGACTTGATTAGAAAACCTGGAATCAATATAGGTTTTTCCAATCGTTAAGTTTTGCAATATTGTTACCGTATTTGACACTAAAAATCCCATATGTCTTCCGGCTGTAATCGATGCTCTTGTGATCTGTTTTTCCTTTTCCTCCTCTGTTTGATTTAGAGCAATCATAGCACTAACATGATTTCCTTTTCTACTATCTTCCGATTCATCTCCTTGTTTAATATCCTTATGATGTGTCGTTTTATTCGTATGAGTAGCAGTCACCACCAAAGTATGAGTTTGTCGGGCCAGTGACTTTAGAGACTTCCAAACATCATCAACTTTGTGTCTGTATTCCGCTTGGATCGATGGCAATATATAATCTGCATAATCGAGAATAATCACGTCTGGAACAAAATTATAATGGTCATATAACTCATCCAATGAATGTTTAATCTGACCACAGTTCATACTATTTGGAGGAGCAGTAATCAGTTTAAAACGTCCTGTCCTCATAATATGATTGATAGCTTTCAATTTCTTCTGAACTCTCTGGGAATCTATATGACTTACCTTGACTTCTTTGTAGTCTATTACAAACATTTCTTCGTCCTGTTCCCAATATTCAAAGTATGGAATCATAGTAGTTTGATCTCCTTTATTCCCGAAAAAACCACCACATAGAAACTGATTAATCCTTTTCAACATTTGTTTTCTGGGCATCTCAAAAGAGTACATAACTACTCGCAATCCCAACAATGAACAGAGAATTGCAGTATAGATCAACCACCATGTTTTCCCTCTCTTGGCCGGAGCTGCAAACGAAACTAAGTCATCCCGAACAAAGTCACCACACATTTCACCCAATGCCCCAGGGAATCTAAATAGAACATCGTCAGTCTGTTCTAAACATTCCATTACTTCTTTCACGTCTTGGAAAACGTCAAGTACATCTAGGTCTTCCCGTTTAATTTTCCTGAACTTCTCAATAAGATCTTCTGCATTTTCTAAAGAATCATTATTGATAGCATAGGTGACTTCAGATTTCAATACTTGCAATTGTCTCTTCCGAAGATACTTAATTGCTTGATCGATTTCATACTCTTCGTTAAAGTTATCTTCCCGATAAAAAGAAGACAACTGCTGAAGGAATCTCCCAATCAATTCCATAATGGAATCCTCGATCTCTCCAGCTTCAACGTTGTCTTCATATACCACCATAATATCTTGGTGAGGAGCAGTTTTATATTGTTTAAAATAATCCAATGCCCAATTAATAATGTTTTTTGAGATTTTAGTTTTGAAAAGATGAGTTTCAATGAGGGGGGAGATTTCTGAAATGTATCGGTCACTTATAATAATTCCGATAAGAATGCGATTTTCTGGTTTATTCTCTGGTTTCCTTGCACTTATTTCCATGTTACCCCCATTGTTCTGCCATTGCTTCTGCAACAGCCAAATAGGTCAAAGATCGTAGCTTCCACCTATCTACACTCGGGCCTACTTTGTTCTGACCACTTGGAGTTTGATTTGCATATTGTTTTTTCTTCAGTATGTTAGTTGCGACTAACAAAGGTAGATCCTTCAACCATAGGCAAGTTTGTTTGCTTGCATCTTCACCGAACCACCAGGGCTGGATTATCTGAGAGTAAGAACCCACAGTTTCTTTTAAAATCTTGAGAGGGATTGGATTTTCTACACAGATTTTATCTATCCCGCAGTTCCACAATTTGTTAAAGAATTGGATAGAATCTGCCTGTCTCTGTCTCCGATCCGGAAATTTTGGATGAGGTCTTTTCTGCTCTACAGGGAGATGTTTATCTTCAGGATTGTAATAACACCAAGCCAGACTAATCGTTAAGTAAGTGCAGGGAGGATGAGCAATTAGAAGATCCCATCCTTTACCAATCACTTCAAATATATCTCTCTGATAGTGTCTTCCTGGGAGTTCAGAAGGGAGTAAATCACAAGAAACGGCATAATGTCCTTTTCTCCTGAATGCTTCCCGAACTCTTCCAGAGAATTCACAAGCTACCAACACTCTCATACCCTAACCACCTGATAACCATTTTCTGTTTTATTGAGAGTAAACACCCCAGGAAATGTTTGAGGAATTTCTTTTTCTTCATTCCCAACCAGTATCTTAAACTCTTTGGTTTCTTTGTTATATCCAATCACCAGAATCTTCCATTCTTTGTAACTAAGCATCCAAAATCCGGTGAGCTTAAAAAAGATAGAATCCATCTTTCTCATTGTACCATCGACATTTACATAAGCTGCTCCACCAGCTGCAATATTTACAGTGAATGGCAACTCTTTACTCTTGATCACTACATTTTCTCTGTATCTTCTGTTAATCATGCAGCATCCCTCCATTCAATAAGTTCTTTTTGTGAAAATATTCTTGATCCATATTCCTTTCCCACCCGTACTTCATAACAAATTGAACCTTCAGCCAAATCCTTTGAAACAGCAATTTGAATACCAGTTATTATTGCAGATTCATCTTTTTTATTTTTTAAAAGTCCAATATCAAATAAAATATCTTTTTTAATCATCAACACGCTCCTGTTTTATTGCTTCAATGAACCATACAGGATTGACATAATCTCCATTATTTTCAATGAATAAGTCAAATTTATGATTTCCTTTTTTTAAAATGATATGAATGCCCTCTTCTGAAACAGAAGCATCTAACACTTGTGATTCCCTGATCCGAGTAGACAACTCTTTTTTATTTTCATAAGCAAGACACTGTTCAGGTGTATCAAACATTCCATTGTTAAAAGACCTATACAATACTATTTTCTCCATCAATATGCTCCTTATTTAATTATACCGTAGAAACTCATTTATTTTTGTTTTTATATTGAAATAATAAATCTTGCATATAGGCACTGCTGGCATAGACAGGGACATTCCCTGAAGATTCCTGAAACCAGAAACAAAATCTATCCCACAACTTACCAGAAATAGCAATATTCCGAATAGATCTATCGTATTCTTCCCAAGAGCCAACCAGTTCATTCAACCATTGAAGATACCTTTTTAGAAAAACAGAAGTCTCATCTCTTCTTCCGAACCAAGAGAAAAAGTTACCTCTCTCAATTTTATCTCGATAATACTTTGTGAGTGTACCATCAACAATATCCAATGATGCTTCATCATGTTGTATTTGTACCAACTGAGAGACTTTATAGATCAGGAGATTTGTGTCTTTTTTGTTAAGTTCAACTCCCTTTAAAAACTCCTTATGGAACAATTCTGTGTACTTTGGAAACTTGTCTATCCGCTCTTTTATATTTTCAGAAAAGTACTCTGGAGGTTTAGAAAATACTCTCAAAAAAGTAGATGGATTTCCTGCCGAATATGGATTGTAAAATAGCGTAGTCAAAGATTTTGGGAGTATTCTCTTTTTGTCCTCTACTGAGTAGGGATAATAACCTTCTTCATACTGGAGAGAAACTAATCTGACAACTTCAAAAATCTCTTCCCAAGTCCATTTCTGTTCCGGTCTATTATATTTCACTTTCTGCAACCATTCATCTGTGATATTGGTATTTTCTGCAATGAAAGTGCCGGAGATCAGCTGTTGACAATATTTGTAAGCCAGGACAAGTGTTTTGCTTCCCTTGACTGCGTGCTTGCTGGCTGGAGATCCCACTCGATTCCATCTCTTAATGAGATTAATAAACTTTTTATCCATTAGGAATGATATATCTATTTTTACTTCTTTAGGAATTAAATCAATATTAGGTTCTTCAAAACCTTTACTCTTATTAATATTAGTACTTAGTAATCCTTCATTCTTATTAGTGACCTGTTTTTCCGCACACCGTTTCTCCGCACACCGGAAACCGGTACACGGTGTATCATATACAACATACTCAAACGTGGAAAATCTACCCTCTTTGTCCTTTTTTTGTCCTTTTTTGGTTATATATCCATTATCCACCAGTTCTTTGAACGCAGTATTGATTGTTTGCTTTCCATCTTTCCTATTTTCCACTAAGTTTCTTAAAGAGAATTGCCAATCATCAGGAAAATGTAACATATACGCAAGCAGACCTAAAGCCCTGACAGACAGTCTAGTGTCTAAAAGTGTTTTGTTATCCATAACAGTAAAGTTTCCGCTTTTTTTAATTCGTATAATCATCGGCATACTCTCTGTATTTCATCATAGACAAAGTATTCCTCTTGCCTTACTTGAATATACTTCGCATTTTCTAATTCGTGAAAAGTCCGTTCTGTTATTTCTGGAGTACTATTTTTTAATTTGTTTAGATTTGGAAGTGTAATCTCGAAGTTATCTGGCAAGTGTAGCAAATAAATTAAAAGACCAGTGGCTTCCCAAGAAAGATTTGAGTCTCTAATCATTGAATTTTTCACTACTATTACATTTTGATTTTTGCTTCGTGTGATCATATATTCTCCTTTGGTCGTATTTTTAATTATAACAGACTACCGCAAGGAATTCAATCAGAAATATCTATTTCTTAAATCAGTCATTAAATCTCTTGCATCGGTATCCGATAACTTTCCTGGGTCACAATCAGCCGGAATCAAAATCATCTCACAAGTATTGTCTTTTAGGGTATTGACAAGCATTGCCAGTTTGTCTGCTTGCTCTTGAGCCAGATCTTCCGGATCAAAAAGAATGAAGACTCTCTCATATTCTAAAAGAAGTTTAGCCTGTTCAGTCAACCATTCAATCCCGAACGTGCAAGCAGCATTATCACCTAATCTCCAAACATCAGTTACACCTTCACAAACCACAATGAAATCTTCTCGGCAATGGTCAAGATTGTAAAGAATATGCTTATGATGAATTATTTCCATTTCCTTAGAACAGGTTATGTATTTTACCGACTCATTATCTAAAATAGTTCTGGTCTGATAAGAAACTATCTGACCTTCAAAGTAAATGGGAATCACTATCCTAAAAGCATAATTTCCTAAGTGACCTACCCCGAGCAAACCATATTTTGCTTCAAGATAATCCGGATCAAAATTTCTTTCCAGTAAATACTTTTTGTGACATTTTCTCATTTTCTCCCCTGGCAGGATGAAATTTACTTTTTCAATATTCTTTTTCTTTTTCAGTTTGTCCCTGATTGATTCTGCCCGATCATACTTGGCAATGATCGAGTATGGACTTTCATTAGTTAAGGCTTTGATTACTTTATCCAATGGATGCCACTTGCATTTCCAACAGGTGAAATAACCTTTCACATAATTAAACCCTCCATGATTTTCATGATCATCACACATAGGACATTGGATCTGAACCCAATCTTCTTGAGTATTCTTTCCCTCAGTATCAAAATGAATACCATAGTCCTTTAAAAATCTAATTACATCAAACATTATGTTTTTCCCATGTTTTTTTCAATTTTTCAATTTCTTCTTTTGAAAGATAGACTAGTTCCCCACCTAATGTTCCTATTATAAATACTTCTTTTGGTGTACCGAATATTCTGCGACAAGTTGGTTTCTTTCTGTCTCTTTTTTTACTCATTTTTACACTCTCCTCTCAAACGTTCAAAACAGTACCTTCACTCAATCCACCTCCCTTATGGTATGATTATACAAAAAACATAACTACGCTCAAATGTAAACGTTACATTTTTGATACAGCCCATCCTAGACAAAGTTAGTGATCTTCTGGCACAACTAACACACAAGTTTCCTCAGTCCAGTCTACAACCCCGATTAAATGCTGGAGACTATTATCAGAATAGTAATAATCTACAGTATTTCCACCTACCTTTTCCTGCTTAGAAACTCGATCAGGAAAACAGTCACACCATGCAACTAATTGCACACTCGTTACTTTTTTTTCCATATTATATCTCCTTATTGATATTTCTTAATTAACTCTGTCAACACGGCAGTGTCCTCAACCTCCTTACCATCTACAATAGCAGTAATAACTTTTCTTTTTTCATCAAACAATTGAATAGCTTCTTCATCAATCGTATTAATCCCGATCATATAAGTTATATTACAGGGGAATTTTTGTCCGATTCTATAAATTCTATCACTTGCCTGATCATGCTCTGTTGGTTTATAAGTGAATTCTGGGAACAGAACATTGGAAGCAGCAGTAAGGGTAATTCCCGTTCCAGCAGCGACAATTTGACCGACAAATATTTTAACTTTTGGATCTTCTTGGAATCTAGTAACGGCAATTTTTCTTTCTTTGTCATTAATCCTCCCATCGATTTTAACTGCAATCTTTCCATACTTTTCCATCAGGGAATCAATTGTACTATGACGGACACACATAATAACTAACTTTTGATTTGACGTAGCAATATTAGATTCAACAAAATTGTAAATCATTTTCATCTTACCTGCAACTGCAATTTGTTTTAACTTCTCTCTTTTTGCCATTGGATGATACTCGGACTCTACCCTATTTTCGTATTTTGTTAGGTACTTCAGGTAATCTTTCTTGGCTAAGTTATATTTTGCTCGATTTTCAATCTCAACTGGCATTACAGTAATTGTTTTGCTCGGTAGATCCGGTAATACTTCTTCTTTAGTCCTCCTGATCATGCAAGTAGAAATTAACAATTGATTTAGTTCTTCCACATTACTATGACCTTTATCATTTATTCCGAATCCATTCCATTTTGCCCCGCAATATCTTTCAACAAATTTCTGTTTGTTAAAGAAAACATCAGGTCTAACTAATTGCAATAATGCAAATATGTCAATTGGTCTATTTTCTACTGGAGTTCCGGTAAGTCCAATAACGTGTTTAACAGTCGGACTTGTTGCTAAATATTTACTCGCTGCCCCTCTCTGACTTTCTGGATTTTTGATCATGTGAGCTTCATCAAATATTATAATCTCATAATTCTGTTTGTTAAAGAAGTATGAATTTGTGTAGAGTCTGTCATAGTTAGTGATTGTAATTCTGGTATTAACATATTCTTTATCATTTTTAAAAACAGAAGTCTCTTCTCCTAACCATTTTTCAATTTCCATCTCCCATACAAACTTTACACAAGAAGGACAAACTATCAAAGTCTTTTTTTCTTTCTCATACTCAAGATAAGAAATTGTCTGAATAGTTTTCCCTAATCCCATATCATCAGCCAATAAAGCATTACCTCCCATTGTAATTAAGAAGTCAAGTCCTTCTCTCTGAAACTTAAATAAAGGCAATGGACTATCATAATGTTTTGAGATCTCTAAAGGGGTAAACTCAAACTTTCCTTTAAACTTCTTTTCAAACCCCAACTGTTTAAGAATTCTCAAGTTTTCATAGGTCCTGGGTAAGTACCATAGTTTTTTATACGGATCATAAATCCTTTTTGGGATATTTTGTATTGTACCAAGAATTCTATTCCACTCTGTTTTTGGAACATTCTTCCATATCAATACAATTTGTCTTTTAACAATCAGATATTCTTTCATAAAACTTCTTCTCTAATCTTCTGGAAAGAATTTAGTATCCTGTTTCTTCTCCATCCAATCTCTTTTAAATGGATATACAATTTTTGCTTTGTTACTTTGTCTTTAGTTGAAAGAATAGAATCATCTTGTGTCTTAACTAAATTAATAACAAATTGGCAATCCTGATCAACAACTACAATTGGAGTTTGATCTACAGGGAACTCAAAATCTTCAATTGGATCATCTACAGTATTAACTTGTCTATGGTAGTTTTTCCAAAAACTCCGAAGTTTCGATTGCAAACAGGTGTGTAGATAAGTTGAGAATACTGCTTTTTCAGGATCATAGGTTTTGAATGCTTTGATAAAAATTAAGTTTCCTTCCGCTACTAAATCGTCAAGTTCAATTCTATTGTTAGTTCTATGGTAAAAGTTCAAAGCATTTTTCCATATCATCTTTTCATATTGTTTATACTCTTGTACCATTTTAAACTCCTTAATAAATACTGTCAATTAAATTATCTTTCAAATCATTATACAACTCGATCATCTTGTCATAGTTTTCATCAAATTTTTCATTGTTACATTCTGGATCGACATTTTGAATAAAATACATAAATATCGCAAGTTCTTTAACTGAATTTATAAAGTTCCGAAACTTTCCGGCATTTTTAATTACCCAATTGATTGTCTCTTTATTCTGATCTTGAACCTCAGGATGATTTTCTAAATGAAGTTCAATTTCTTTTGCTTGTATTTCCTGGTCTATGTCAAATAACTGTTTTTTGTCTCCTTTATTTATTAACCAATGATAATATCTATCAAAGTATTCTCTAGTCTTCAGATCTCTATCTATCTTTGAGAACTTCATAATAAAACCTCCTGATTATTTCTTCTTTCTCCATGTTCTTCTGTCAAATCTGCCCCTATTTCCTAACCACCCCCAACAGTGCGAATAAAAAATATCTCTATTGACTCTTTCTTTTTTTGATTGCTTAGTTTGCTTTTTAATTATAAAACCATGCAAATTATTAGTATTAAAAATATTCATTTTTTTAATCCTTTTATTATTGCTTGTTTAATTTCAAGGTGAATTTCATCTAACATTTCAGCTATCATACTATTCATTTTGTAATAATCATTTAATTTATCAGACCATATGGGTACATTTGAATTGTATTTTACCCCATTAAACATAACATTTATATGAAGATCTGTAATTTCTGGTGTTTTCGGTTTATGGGAGACTAGATAACCACTTATTACATTTTCTTTCTGTAGTTTTCTGAGTATTTTTTCAATGGTCGGTTTTTGCTGTTCTTCTCTTATTTTCACTTGTGTTAAATACCATTCACTTACGCCAGTAAGAACAGATTGAAAATCATTTTCGAAAGGATAGTCTTCTACCAAGTCAAAATCATTTTGATCATGATTCCATCGAGCTAATAAATTACTCGTAGAAACTAGAAATTTGTCCATTGCTTCGATTGTCTCTTTAGTTATTTTCATAATAAAACCTCCTGATCATCTAATTTTTCTTTGATTAGCTCATGATCATAGTTTTTGACAACATAATCCAATAGACTTTCAATATCACCCATAAAGATAATTTCATCTTCCAAAGTTTCCAGTATTTTCTCTACTCCAATATCCTCAATTAAGTCACAAACTTCAATCTCTTGTAAAACCTGGTGAACTAAAATATTTTCATCTACATAATGCAATTCAACTTCTTTTTGAAAACCACAATCCTTAACCTCAACTTCTCCACAAATCAATTTTATTCTTATACTCATAATGTATCCTCCATTTCTTCAATTTCTTCTTTTTTATCAAATATCTCAGTTTCAAGATCATCAATTTCATTTTGTAAATCTTTATAATCCACAGTCTCTTCAATTTCAATACTATCCACTAGTCATTTAAACCACATCTATATGCAATGGGATCAACTTCTCTCAATACTCTTGAAGGACTATAACGCAAACTACCTATAATCACATCACCCTGATCATCTAAGCAGTCAATATAACTATCCTCATATTCATCTGGATCAATTTCTAAATCGTCAAGTTTTGTTTGTGTCTCACCCAATTGACATTGTAAATCACTCAATTGATCTTTTAGTTCATCTAAACTCCATTGTAATTTTTCCATATTATTCTACCTCCATATTATGTAAATTTTTTAATGTTATAAATGATTGTAATGTTTCATGGAATAAATCATTGTCTGCTTTATGATTGTCTATTTCCCAGTCAGATAACATACCATAATAAAATTCTTTTTCTTTATTCACCAATATATCGTCTGATAACTGACAAGCTTCTTTCCATTCTTCAATTTGCTTATTCAGATATTGAGCAGTTAATATTCTATTCATTTTATTTACTTTCATTTTGTATCCTCCTGACCAAAATATTCTTCATATTTCTTTTCAAATTCTGTACTGTCTACCCTGATTTTATGATCATCATCTATCCAATTTAAATGTTTTCCTGTTGTAATACCCCATACATTTTCATGAATAACAAGAGAGTGACAAGTTTTTCTAAAAGCAACAAGAGAGTGACAAGTTTTTCTAAAAGCAACAAGTGTATTATAAGAATACCAAAAACAATTTCCTTGACTGTCTTGAAAAGCTAGTGTGTTAGTACCATAATTCCCACTTGAATATTTCCCGTAATTCCACCATTTTGTATATTGTTTCATATTGTCTCCTTATATTATTGTCATAAATGAATAATCATTGTCTAACTGATTTATTATTTCCTTTTCGCTTAAATAATAACTGTACTTACTATCATCAAAGTACTTTGGATATTTTTTAGATATATCTTCAACTTCAGTTTCAGTAAATCCCTGATCTTCTAAATAATCAGAAAAACAAGTGTAATTTTCATCTAAAAATTCAGGAAAAAAGTCCTCAAAATGTTTTCTTATTGTCATATTATAACCTCCTGTAATTCACTGTTGATAGTAGTTATAGTTTGTTTAAGTGTAGTAAAGCCCCATTCACTACACATAACCTTTTTTTTATCATGATTTTGACAAGTGGTAAATCCGTAAACATTAATCCAATAATCATGGTAGACAATAAACATAGTCTTTCTTTCATTATATACTTTTATAGTCACTAGTTTTTTGCAATGTTTCATAATTTCTCCTTTTATACTAAACAATAGTCAAATTGACGAAATTCATTACCATTTAATCTTTCTCTTCTCATTTCAGTATCCCAATCTCTAGGATTTTCTCCAATCTCATCATAATAAATCTTAAAAGTATAACCTTTATATTCTTCTTCGGTAATTAGCATATTTTCCATATTGTCTCCTTATCTATATTTTATAAAGTAATAAAGTCCGGTACTGAATATTATCAGTACCGTTATAATAATTAAGTATTCCATTTTAATAAGTCATTGGCATACAAAGATAAGTAATTCCGTAAGTATCTTTAAACAATATTGCTGATCTGCCATCTTTAATATAAATATCACAACATGAATGCAAGTCTTTAGTTACTGTTAGAAAGTTCAATATAAATTCATAGTTCAAAGCAATATCCACAACAATATCTGTAGTGCAAACAATGGAAGTACTTACTTGTTTATTGTTGCAATCACTACTAATGTCTATCTTTGTTGGTTTAATCCTTGCTATCATCTTTCTACCTTCATGATCTGATAAGTTTTTGATATATTTTAATTCTTCTATCAATTCAGATTTTTTAACAGAGATATGAGCAAAATTATCAATATCAGAAGGAATTACTCTTTTATAAGGAGGAAAGTTCCCTTCAATATTTCTACCATAAATAGTAACATTTTGATATTGAATTTTTGTATACTTTTCAGAAAAAGCAAAAAGATACATTTCATTTTTAACCTGTTTAACAGAACTTAAAGCAGAGTAATTGACAACAATTTCAGTATCTTCAATATCTGAAATATATGTTGTAGGTTTAACTGTTGTTAATTGTTTTCCATCTGTACTCACAAAGTTTTCACCATCAAAAAATATTCCAGATACAAACCTTCTACTTTCTGATTTACTTGTTGTATTAAGTAAAGTATTAACCTGAATATTGTTGAGCAATACAACTTCTTTAGAACTAATAATAGAATTGTCTTCTTTCACCAGATTAGGAAACTTTTCATTGGGAAGAATAGCAATTTCAACTTTCCTTTTACCATCAACAATAGTTAGTTGATAATTGTTTTCAGGTATAATATCTACATATTCCGATTTTAAGTTTTTCAATGCTTTTTGTAGTTTGAAAAAGTCTACACAAAAATCACCCTCAATATCCAAATTATCGATATGGACTTCATTTTCATTGCTTACTACTATCAATTCATTTTCCTTAAATGAAATATGAGATAGAATTGATAGAGAGTTTTTAGTGGATACGAATTTTTGTACCTTAGTAAGATCTGTTAAAAGTTGTTTTCTGTTGACTGTCATAATTATTTTATCTCCTTTTTATTTATTATTCCTGTATAACCTTTTAATGGTATGGTAAATAAATACTCCATATCATCTATTGATTTATTGTACTGGTAAATTGACAAATTCTTAAAATCAGTAAATATTATTTCCATACCATCTTTATAAAAATTGACATTATTACCCATTTCAAAGCCTTGTGAAAATAAAGACTTTGCAATCTTTCTCTCTTGCTTAGTAAATCCGAACCCTTCATATTCTTACTGTCATAGTAGTATACCTCCATTTTGTACCCTTATACCCTAAATTTCAAGATGAAAATCTTAAGATTTTTTTAGATAATCTTAAAACTTAATTCATTCTTAAAACTTAATCCATATCAAATAGCCGTTAGAATATCATCAATATTCTTTTAGTCCATAGTTTATGATAACATAGTTAATAGCTCTATGCAAACTTTTTTTTAATATATTTATTTTTTTCATTTTTTTTCAAAATATTTTGCAATCCTCCGGTAAAATTAAGTATGGAACTAAAATCAATTTTCATGCAATCTCCTATTATACTTATTTTTTCAAAATTCTCATGGAGATTCTCATGGAGATCATGGATTTTTTTATAATAAATTTCTCCCCTGGCCCAGGGTAAACCTGGCCTTACCTAGTAAGCCTGGGCTTACATTTGTTAGTGTATTCTAACTTTAGTTATTCTTTTAAACTTTTGAATAATTAAAATTAGTGGGATAATCTGAATTTGTTATTAATTCAAACTATCAATAAATCAGAAAATAATTAAAATGTAAATAGTATCAAAAAATTATAATTCTGGTATAATTCCCTTGCCTATATTATCAGTAATTTTTTTAATCAGATCAATTAAAAAATCATAAGTAACATAATTTTTATTCATTGTAAAAACTGGTATACTGTCAATAAATAATTCGATATTATTTTTTAATATAATAGTTATCTGGAATTTATTTCTTAGTATAAATTATCTTTTCACCTGGAAAGGCCAGATAATTTAATATCCGGCCTATTGTATAAACTATGAATTGTTTATAATTCTAATTTATAAATTTCAGTACTCAATTGATATAATTCATCTTCGGTAAATAGCTTTAAGGCTTTTTTTAATGATTTTTTACACTCTTTAAAAGCAGTAAATCCCTGTTTTAATTCTGTTGAATTTCCAGTATGTCCGAATTCAATTAAAAATTCTTCAATGTCATAATCACAACAGATTAAACAATCATTAATAAAACATTGAAGGGAGAAACTTTTATCATGCTTTGTTAATTTCCTTTTATTCTCTCTATAATCCATAACTGAGGTATAGTAAACAAAAGAAGTACGAATTCCATTATAAGTGATAGAAATTCTGTATTTAAAATGATCATTTTTATTATCCCAATTAGGTTTTATAATTCCCATTAATCCAGTATTGATTTTAATATTTTCTAACATACTAATTTACCTCCTGATTTTCTGCTATCTCTTTTAATTCTTCCCTTGTATAATATTCAAAATGTAAAGGAATTAAATCCATATAATCTAGCAAATTAGTTTCAATTTCACCGTTTATAATATCTATATCATAGTCAAGTAATAAACAAATTCCTCCTCTATTTGAAATACAACTAAAATAAAAACTACATTCATAAATTTCAAATATAGGACAACTTTCTTGTATTATCTCTATCAAATAATATAAGTCTATTTCTTCAATATGAATAACACCATCAATAGTATACTCTTTTTCAATTCCTTCTATCCCTTGACCGTTCATTGTAGGATTACCAAAAATAGTTAATTTAAAATCATAATTTTCAGATATACTCTTTTCAATTTCCTGTATTGTCATTCTTTACACTCCTTTTTATTTACTACCGTTATCCAAGAATTTTGGAATATTCCAATTATTGAATTGATTTTCTGTTAAGACACCATCTTTAATTAATCCATCAATTAAATTATTATAAAGAAGTCTTCTTTTCGAGTAGTCTTTACAATTATAATAATTTTCTTCTTCCCTTAATTGATTAAGTATAAACCGAGTATAATAATCAATTACCTCTTCTTTCCTGATATACTGCTTTTTATGCTTCATTAATAATACCTCCTATTTACTATTATATACTATTAATTAAATACTACCTAACTATTTTTAATGGTATAAATAAATATAAAAAAAATACACTTTTTTTAAATAAATTCACGATATTATTATTTAGTTGTATATATTTCTAATTATGATATAATTATAGATAGGAGGTTACAACATGACACGAATTGAAGAAAAACAGTTTTTACACTGTCAATCATTGACTATTACTTATTATCTAAAATCTCATAGTGTAATTGGGAGTAATAGGTCAATGGTGGTTACGAATTGGATTATGAGAAACGCACGTCAATTTTATTTATCTTATAGAAAAATGACAGAAGGAGTAAATTAAATGAGAAAACAAAAATTATATCAACTGGTGATTAGAAGGAAAGACAATAGAAAAAGTAAAATTGTATATTCATTTACTTGTAAAGCAGATCGGGAAACTTGGATTAAAGCAATTAGTAATAAATGCTATCTATTACTAAAAAGAGAGGTATTAAGATGAAACATAATAAATTTGAATATGTGATAGTACTCCAAGGTGATTACCATACTGCTAATTATCGCATAGTAAATAGAAGGATAAAAACAGGTATAAATGGAGGTCGATTATGATTCTAATTGATAAAAGAATTCAGTACTACACTGAGATAAAAAAAGATGTATTTCAAGTGTATTGTAATACTAGTAATAATTCATTATTGAAATTGATAGAAAGTCAATTGAGTGTTTTAAATTGTATAATATCAGAACTAGAATATATAAAAGAAAATATAATTAAAAATAAATGAATATAGGGGGTATAATTAAACAACTGGTAAATAGTAAAGCCTGGTTTAACGCTAACCAATTAAAAGAGATAGGAGGACAAAACAATCAATTAAACAAAGTCTAGTGATACACTAGCAACAATTTATTGTCACAACTGATATCCCTATAATTATTAACTGTATAAAAATGAGGGTAATGAAATGGAAACTTGACAAAATAGACCATATAAACAAATATAATATTAACAAATTTAAAACAAATAATAACTGATAAAAGAGAGTATGTAACCTATTGATTGATAACCGGAATTGATCATAATAAAACATACTCTTTTTTTTATTAATAACATTTATCTGGTATAGTGTGTCATTCTATGGTATAATTATAGATAGGAGGTTTATATTATGTTAATTACAATTGATCAATTTGAGGAATTCACAAAATTTATGGATAAGGACTATTCTTTTAAAATCCGAATTCATAACAACCAAATTCATGTTAATTCATATATTGGTAAATTAGGACATATCAATTATTCTTTGAATACTTCAAAACATATCCCTTTTAAAGTCTATGCAAATAAGGATATAGAATTGAATCTGTTACTCGATAAATTTATTAGTTTACTCAGTTTACATGATTGGACATTTCAGGAGGTTTAAAAATGCCAAGAATAGACATTATATACAGAGTAATAGGCTATAGAAATGAAGCTCATAAAAACTATTTTAATGGAGATGAAAAATTTGAAAATTGGCTTAAAGTAAACAATAGGTTTATTACTCATTTATACAAGTATGATATATTCCATAAAAAGTATGTTTTAAACAGTCTATATATTTAAATAGACTAGACAATCAAAAGAGGGTATTAAAAACCCTCTTTTTTTATGCTTTGATTACTTTACAGTACTAAACAACTAAAACACCATAAAAACACCATATAAGACAAAAAAAGAGCTATTCCAGACAATAAAAGCAGATATAAACAATTAAAACTCCATAACTATCCTATATAACACAAGTTACAACTAGTCTATATTTCAATAATAGATTTATACTTGTACTATTGCACACTATAAAGCCATATAGACCACTTTAAAACACTGTATACACTAGCAACCACAATGCCAATAAGTTTACACCTATAAAAGAAATAAATAGAGAAGAGACTACCAGGAAATAAGACGTACCTAATTAAGTATATACGGTAGTACTATATTAAGTCTATCCATACATAGTGTATAGTATAGTGTTATGTATATAGTATGGATAGTAGTGGATAAGTATAGTGTGTAGTGTGTAGTAAGGATAGGTGTTGTAATAGAGTAGGGGTAAAAAATTGCAAGGATTGTATGCCCTGTCTCCCTTTTGTCAAGTTGATACAATAAAGGCAGCCAGGTAGAACAAGTGTTAAGTTAATACAATAAAGTTAGACATAGCTTACATTTAGCAAGGTGATACAATATAGTAAGGCCAGGTGTAGTGGGGGTATGGTACTGTATAACAAGGGCATAGTGATATGGTATTGTATAACAGGTATGTAGTAGTAATACCCTGATAACAATATAGAATAAAGTATACCTATCTAATGCCCATCTAAGGGAAGATATAAAGAGAGAGTATACTATAGTAATACTACACACTATTTATATACTGTTGTATAATACTATACTATGTATCATAACAGACAACCAAAAAAAACAAGGGGTATTACCCTATCTCTATATTGTACTGTACTTAATTGTATAGTATGTAGTTTTATACCATACCATGTACCAACTATGTCAAGTCTAAGTGATAGTAAGTACCATGCCAAGTGCTTAGATGGAGTGTGAGTATTGTCAGCGACTTTTCGTATATGAGTACGACTGTCACTCACCGCAAAAATTACGCTCCTACACTTCTCTTGTCCTGCTGCTGGCCGTAGACGAATTACCTTCTGGACCTAGAAGCTAGAAGTTGGTTTGGCTTGGAGTCTGGAACGGTACTTAGAGTTCCCCCACCATCCTAAATATAAACTCGCTTTGTAGGGCTAGTCGTAAACGGAAAAAGCGTATATCCCCTGGGAAAAAATTGAGCTGTGAGGTTTTGGGGAACTGTTCTGGGTTTGCGAACAGCGAACAGATTGCCCCCTCTGAAAAAAAATTCAATGGGATTGACAAAATACGCTTTGGTGGAGTATAATTAAGTAACGGGTAGAGACAAAGCTCTATAGCTGCTTAACAAATAAGTCGGGATTATCCGCACATAGCTGGCTGTATATAGGTTCCACTCCTATCTATCCGAAACTTGGATCGGTAGCTTAATGGTGAAGCTCCTGACTGTTAATCAGGTGATTGAGGGTTCGACTCCCTCCCGATCCTATTGTGTAGAGTTGATCACTTGAGGGACCGGATGAAGGGTTAGTCCGGATTGCTGCAATATTTAAAACTGGTGGGGATTGCAGCTTATTTTTTAATTGGAGGAAAATATGGGAATGTATCAAGAAATCATGAAAGACAAAGTTGCAGAGTTGGAACAAGACATTAAGATAGAATCTAGTTTCCCTGGGGAATTCGATAAGTATGTTGCAGATGTTCTAGCAGATAAGAATACTACTCTATTTGGAAAGCACCAAAGACTCCAGATATTGTTTTCGTTGCTGCAGAAGAGAGCAAGGTCGGAGGATACTATGAGTTTGTCCAAAAGAAAGGAACTCCGGATGAATGGTAAACCAAAACCAGTTCCATCAAAACCAGTCCCGAAACCGAATCCGACACAATCACCAAGATGGAAAGGAGAAAAACAGTGACTTTACAGGAAAGACTTAAAAAAGGCGAAATTATAGTTGGTTGGGGTTTTGACCCTGAGTCCGGAAGAAAAGTATATGGATTACTGACAAAGATAATCAAACACCCAAATAAGAAAGAGATTGATTTATTTCTGATCCAGTATTGGACCAACGATCAAATGATAGAATATTTCTATTGTTTCCAAGAAGGCGAGATCTTTGTAGGGAGATGCGAATGAAAAAGAAATTCAAAATCGAAGTAGTGACCACCAATGAGATTGAAATTGAAGTAGAGGTTGATGGGACATTTGATGATCGATTAAAAGAATTCAATAAACATTTTTGGAGTGCTGAAGATCTGTCTGAATATCTCGAAGGTCTGGCAAGCATGATTGCTATGGATGGATTAAATGATTTTCATGAAGGCTATGGATATGTACTGAATAATGGTAAGTTACCATGGGATTTACGAGAAACACCAGAAGAAAAAGACAAAATCATTTTCAATATTACTAGTATGTATGAGTGGGATAATATTGAAGTAGAGGAATTGGAATGAAAGAATTGTTCGATGCTTTGGGAGTTCCCTTCTTTGTACTAATGGTATGGGTAGGGATCCTAGTAGCAGTTGCAGCGTTTATGAAATGTATGGCTATAATTGGAGGATAAGATGAAAAAGAATGAAGCAATCGCATTACTGAAATATGTAGGAATGGTTAGTGATGAAGAAATTGAATTATATTTGAAAGAAGCTGTTGAAGATGAAGTGATAGAAATAGAAGCAGATGAGGAGGATTATGAAAACAATATTGTATGAGATACTTAAAGCATTTATTGTTGGGTTTTTCCTGGGAGGGGTTTGTAGTTTTCTAAAAATCCCCGTTCCGGCCCCGAGCAAAATTGCTGGAGTAATCGCAATTGCCGGATTGTTTTTTGGGTGGAAACTCATAGATCTATTTTTTAGATTGAACGGGAGAATGTGATGGGAAGTACAGAACTGGAATGCAAGTATATGCATGGTATATCTGGGTGAAAGGGTATAATGGCCTTCCTATTCTTGATTGGATCGATAATCAGGAAGATATTTATAAGAAACCAAAAAAGAAAAAGAACGGATAGTAGACCAACTGGTAGAGTCAACAGATTTAAATCCTGTACAGGTGAGGGTTCGATTCCCTTCTATCCGAATATTCCCTGGAGAAATCCAGGGTTTTCTTTTGCTCAAACAGTTAGTTTTATCTAACATTTTAAGTCTGAGCTAACTTTGTATTGACAAACTAAAAAGAGTCCTATATAATAAGAATATGAGTAGGAAAGAAACCCCCAAAGATAAAGAAAATTTACCATCTCCGGAAAAAATAAAAAATCTCTCTTTGGTAGAGATTGAACCTCCCAAGAGAGCTATGTCCGGACGAAAAAGCAGTTACAGAGAATCTTTCTGCCAAATAGTGATAGAAGAGATGGCTCAGGGTAAAAACATCGAAACAATAGCAATTGAATTAGGTGTGTCAAGACAAACTTTTTATGTATGGTTAAAAAAACACCAAGAGTTTAAAGAAGCTGTCGAAGTCGGAAAGCAACTGTCAAAAAGATGGTGGCTAGAACAAGGCAGAGTAAATATAGGAAACAAAAACTTCAACCACGTTTTGTGGATGATGAATATGACCAATCGCTTCGAGTGGACCACTTCTAAGGTTCAAGCAAAAATCAACACAACAGAGACTAAAAACGTAAATCTATCAGTCAAAACTATAGACGAGAAAGCAGCTGAAGTTCTTCATATACTTGTAGCAACCGGAGCCATCGACATATCCGGAGCTGTAGATGCAGAAATAGTTCAGGAGCAAATAGATGAACCTAAAGACGATTCAAAATAATCCAGAAATAAAGAAATTACTACTACCTAAATGGACAAAGTATATTCCTATAGAACCAACAGTCAAACAGGCTGCTTTTTTGTGGTATGAAGGGGAAGATGCTTTTTTTGGTGGTGCAGCTGGTGGGGGCAAGTCAATTGCTCTTTTAGCCGGAGCTTTACAATATGTAGATCAACCACATTATAATGCAATTCTTTTGCGTGATACTTTCCGGAATCTTACACTTCCGGATTCCTTATTAGATGTAGCTCATCAGTGGTTAGACAATACGGATGCAAACTGGAATGAGGACAGAAAGAGATTTACTTTCCCTTCCGGTGCAACTTTGAACTTTGGATACTTGGATGGTCCTCGGGATCATTACAATTATCAATCTGCACAATTCCAATATGTAGGAGTTGATGAAGCAGTCGCTATCAGAAAAGAACAAGCTCTCTATCTATTCTCTCGTATGAGAACATTGAAAGGGGTTAAGATTCCTCTGAGATTTAGAGCTGCCAGCAATCCTCCTTCTAGGGAGCAGTTTGGCAGAGGTGCTTGGGTAAAGCATAGATATGTAGATCCAAGAACAAAGAAACCTGGAGTTCTATTTATTCCAGCAAGAATGAATGATAATCCTTTTCTTGATCAGGATGGGTACAATAGGTCGTTAGAAAACCTCGATCCTATTACTAGGGCTCAACTGAAAGATGGAAATTGGGAACTAATGGAAAAAGGTTCTATGTTTGATCGGGGATGGTTCGGACTCGTTGATGCTGCTCCTGTGGAGGGCAAAACGACACGCTATTGGGATTTAGCTGCTACTGAAGTGAAAAGGACCGGAACACCTCCAAAGTATACTGCTGGTGTCAAAATGACCAAATCAAAGGATGGTATCTACTATATCGAGACTATCGTTAGATTTAGAAAAGAACCTCTCTATGCAGAACAAATGATTAGGCAAACTGCAGATATAGATGGAACAACAATTCCAATCTATATTGAGCAAGAACCTGGATCTTCAGGAAAATATACAATTGATCATTATCGTAGAATAGTATTACCGGAGTTTGTACTTCGGGCAGATAGAGTTACAGGAAACAAAGTATCGAGAGCAGCTCCTTTCTCATCTCAGGCAGAAGCAGGAAATGTGAAACTAGTAAAGGGCCATTGGAACGAAGCATTTTTGGATGAGATTGAACTTTTCCCAGATGGAGAGTACTGTGACCAAGTAGATGCTGCAGCTGGAGCTTTTGACAAATTAGCTCCCTATCGGATGGGTTTACGATCAAGAGTAATTTACGGAGGATAATATGATAGTTGGTATTGGAATAGCAATATGTTTAGTTGGTGTGGCTTTTGTGATTTTGGGAATCTTTATCAAAGCAAATAAGGCTAGAGTAAGAAGAGAAGAAATTAAGGATGCAATTGATGAAAAAACTAATGAAAAAATTGATAATCTTGATGATCGTCTTGGGGATATCCGTACTGAGTTTTTCGAGTGAGATGCCTGATAGATGGAAGAACTTACCTGAACAAGAGAAATGGGAAAAGTTTGAAGAATTATATTACATGACAGAAGAGTATCGAGCAATAACTCAGGATCAAATGAAACGTATTGAAGAATTAAAGACGTTTAAAAAAAAGGTTGACAAAGAATTTAGACTTGGATTTACTTTTAATGCTACTATTGGAGTTGGAATTGATTCTATGCAAAGACGAATACCAAATAGTGGGTCTATTCTTCGACCAGATTTTACAATGGGGATGGATATTTTAGTATTATTTTACAATCATTTTCTATTTTCTCCTGGACTTGATATTAATATATATGATGAATATGGTATGGATTTAAAAATAGGATTTGGGTGGTTATTCTAATGGCAAGTATTACAAATTATAAGGAAAAGAAAATGTCTCCAACCGAGATTATAGAGAAACAGAGAAGGAAGATCAGATGGGGTAAGACGTACTCTATCGCTACTAAATTCATAGCAGGATGCTACTTAATAGCAATGAACTATCATTTAGTGATAAACGATCAATTTACCCTGGAGTCAGCCATAGCTGCTTGTGTGGTGGCCGGATTTATCTCTGGATCAGCTCTGCCTATAGACATATCAAAAATTATCAACAATATTAAAGGAGACAAATAATGGCTTTTAGTGATGATTATAATCAATATGAAAGATGGGCTCAGTTCCATTTTTATGTGTCTGGAGGAAGTACTGGTGTTATTACTGAGACTACTTCTTTGAGTAAGCAATGGAAAATAAAGGAAGTCAAGGTGCATTGTTCTTCTGTTTTTTTGAGTAGTGAAGATCTTACAGTTTATTTTAATAGTCCTTATGGTTCGGAGTATAATTTTAAATTATTGAGTGAATCTCTTAGCGGTCTAACAGATTTATGGGCTACATTTGAAAAGCCCCTTTTGTTGGCTTCTGGAGTAGAATTAACAGTCAACATATCACTAGCTTCTCTAGTAAATGTGCTTGGTATAGAATTAGTTGGATGGTCTGTGCAGGGGTAAATATGAAAAATATTGTTATAGTGGGTACTGGCACAGGAGCCAGTGCTAATGATACTAATGGTGGTATGTATGAGAGTCCCGCAACCTGGACAACTTTTCAGGGAGTTAATGGGGCTCCTTTGGATTCTCTTTCTAGTATTGCTCTGACTAATAATGGAGCTGCTTTTGTAAGAGCTTCTGGGGCATTTACAAATGCTGTAGTAGGAGCTTACGTTTATCTTGTAGATGGAGTAGTATACACAACTGGGAGATACAAGATCACTGCAGTAAACACAGGAGTCTCTATTGATTTAGACATAGCATACACCTCAGATTCTACAGCTTCCTCTTTGATTGTGGGAGGTGCTTTGCTCACTTTAGATTATCCTAGAACAGCTTCTTTATATGCAGATGGAGATGTTTTAAAAGTTTCTAACGCTGTTGTGTATTCAACAGCAAATGCTAATAGTGCAATTCTTGAAACCGGACATACTCCAAGTAGTACTTTATACGCTAAATATAAAAATGCAATACATTGTCTTGGTGTAGATGCTACAACGGGGGAAGCTGATTATCCTAACCCAGTTGAGTTGAATGCTTCGGGAACCTCGATTGGGATAAAGTTGAATTTCACCACTATTTATGAAAATTTTGATGCTTATGGTGGTTCTGGTGTAGGTTTTGATGGAGCTGGTGGGCTTGATAATTTCTCACTTAGAAAATGTCACATACATGGTTTTGGTGGAGGTGGTATTACTGGGGATGATGCTTGTGAGGTTTGGAATTGTCATATTTATGATAATACTGGAGTAGGCATAAATTTAGATAATGCTAGTTATATTGGATATTGTAACGTATATGGTAATTCCGGATGGGGTATCAATTTTGATGGTGGGTATTTCTGTGGTTATAACAAGGTCTACAACAACGGAGGGACTTACCAGGTATATGGGAATTATGGAATATTTGTCGGCAATGAGATACAGAATGATTCTGGGTTTTTAATAGGCATGGATGAGCAAAATCAACAGCCATTTATTCTTGCCCAAAATACACTTGATGGTATGAATGGAGCTTCCGTAATCGGCATAAAGGGATGGACAGTTACGAATCCTGGAACATACATTAATATATTAAATAATATTGTGATCCGTTGTAATGAGGGTATTGTAATTCCAAAAGACATGAATGGAAATGAACAGATTGATGGAAATAATTTGTATGGGAATACAACAGATTATTCCACAGAATTAGTAAATGTAACTAATAATAAAAATACAGATCCTGGATTAAATGATGTATCTACTCAAGATTTAAGATTGAACTATAACTCATCTGCACGAGAAGATGCTGAAGATGCTAGTAAGATTGGGGGGAGTTCCTCAGAACGTGATATTGGAGCAGGGAATAGTATTCCGAATACAGCAAGTGGTGGCAGTACTTCTAGCTCTACCTCAAGTATAAACCAGTCATTAAAAATTTTAAGGATATAGTCAATGAGTTTTGTAGAAGATTATAATCAATATCAGAGATGGGATCACTTCCACTTCTATTCAGATGAAGATGGTGCAACAGATGCTTTTACAGGAAATGCTTTTCTATTAGAAATGGACTTTCACTTTGAAATGGACACAATAGGTTCTCGGGATGAATTAACAAAATAGGAATAAAATATGAGCGAAGAGTACAGAGATGATATTAGAGAAATAAAAGAATCTTTAAAAGAGCTATTCAAACTTGTTCATACTATAAAAGACAAACAGGCCAATGATTTGCTGGAGATGGCAACAAGGCTTGTGAAAGTGGAAACATATATTAAAGTAATTTGGACAGCACTTGGAGTATCCATACTCTCGCTGGTCGGGGTTATTGCAGAGTTTCTAATGATGCTTTCAGGAAATTAAGGGGGGAGTTTTGAAATATAATAATCAGACAGATGGCAAGTGGAAAGACGCTATAATGACCAGTTCCCCAACTTGGGTAGATTACTTGGGACAATGGGGTTGTTTGGCTACTTGTATTGCAAACATAATTCAAGAAAGGAATGAATCTGAATTTACTCCGTATGATCTAAATGAATATCTAATCAGCCATAAAGGTTACAATTACTTAGCACGACCTAATGTACAAGAACAGGCTGCTAGTTTACTTGAATGGGCTGTTGTAGAAAAGAAATATAAATTAAAACATTCTTATGCAGACAATCATGTTCGAGTGAATCCTCATGAAAAGAAAGATGTATACTATATAATCGAAGTTCCAGCAAAAATGTGGTATCGAGGTAGACTAATTGCAATCACTCATTTCATGAATGCGTTGGATACTACTGATAGATTTGTAATAGCATACAATGGATATGATGGTGAAGTTGTGTTTACTCCTAATATGCAAATAATAAGAAACTGTAGGGTGGAATTTTAATGGGTATATTTAAAAAGAAAAAGAAAGTGCCAGAAAAGAAAAGAAGTAGAGTAGCCATTCTAAATACACAGTATGGAACTGCCCGATGGTCTGACATAGATTACGATAACTTTGCTAAAGAAACATATTTGAAGAATATCATATCTTTCAGATGTATTGATCTGATCGGTAAGTCGATGGCAACTGTTCCCTGGGCTATCTATGATAGAGATGGCGACTCAAAGAAGAGAAACTTGGGACACCCAATGAATAAACTGTTGGACCGACCTAATCCGGAAGAATCATGGAACTTTCTAATGTTGAAGAACATTGCTTACCTACTGATAGCTGGTAACTCTTATATGGAAAGAATCACTCTGAGGAAAGAAGAGATACCAAAAGAGATGTATGTTCTGCGTCCTGACAAGATGAAAATAGTTCTTGACAAAAATACTGGTGAAATTGCTAAATATGTTTATAATGACACACAAGATTTTCTGGTAGATGATATAACAAAACATTCAGATATTTTGCATAATAAGTTTTTTAACCCATTAGATGACTTTTATGGAACTTCCATTACTGAGCCAGCTGCCAGAGAGATTGATACAGCAAATGAAGCTGTTTCTTGGCAAAAGAAAATGCTGGAGAATGAAGGTCGCCCAGGTATGGTTATTATGGTAGAGGGTTCTCTGTCGGACAAACAGTATGACCGATTGGAGAGAGACTTAAAAGATAAATATTCTGGATCTGAAAATTCAGGGAAATCTTTAGTACTTGAATCAGACTTCCATATAGATGCGAAACCTTATAACTGGTCGCCACAAGAGATGGACTTCATAGAAACTAATCGGGAACTTTCCCGTAGAATTAGTTATGCTTATGGTGTTCCACCACAGTTGATTGGTATCCCTGGGGATAGTACTTATTCAAACTATAAAGAAGCTAGACAGGCTTTCTGGGAAGACACTCTGGTATATTACTTGTATTATACTCGGGATGAAATGAACAATTGGATCTTCTCATCTAAAAATGCTCCTACGTTTCTTGACTTTGATATTAACGACATTCCTGCACTTGCTTCCAAAAGAGAGATCTTATGGGAACGGGCCCAAAATGCCGATTTTCTGACAGTCAACGAAAAGAGAAAGATTGTTGGTCTTGATACTATTGATGGTGGTGAAATGTTATTCGTTCCTGCTGCTATGGTTCCTCTTACTACCAAAACTGCGGAAGCAGCTGAAGAAGAGATTGAAGATCATATCGATGAGAATATGGGTGGAGATCCAGATGTAGACGATACTAATGCGGGTGGTACAACTTAATGCTTAATTTAGAAACTGAGAAAGAAAAACAAGATTTTAGAAGATATGTTTTTGCTCACAACACAAAATTAAGAAATTACCTGAATGTAGAAATTGAAAAGTATTTGAATAAATTATACAATGATATAGCCAAAGCTGCTGATAAAGGCAGTCTATTAGATTATGAATGGTATATCAAAAACAGATTTGCAGAGCTACAGGAAATTCTCAAGACATTCTATATTAGGATGGCTGCTAATTGGATTGCTACTGTAGAGTCTGACTTAGAACAAGTTTCCCCGAAGAACTTTATTCGGTATGAAAAGAAAGGATTTACAGATTCTTTTTGGGCTGTCTTCCTAACTTGGTTGGGTAGAGAATCAGTCAAAAGAGCTTCTCTTATTTTAAGGACCACTCGACTTGCGATTAGTCACATAATCTCGAATGGGTTGAGAAACGGTTTTAGTTTTACACAAATCTCCGGAGAAATTCGGAGAATTGGTGGTATTCGGATTCCAAGTAGAGCTATGCGAATTGCTCAAACGGAAGCTCATACAGCCTATTCTAGCAGTACTCATCATATGATGCTGAACTCAAGAATGGTACAAGAGAAAGAATGGGGAGCAGTTATGGATGCGAAGACCAGAGATCCCCATGCTATAGCAAACGGTCAGAGAGTCCCAATCAGCCAGCCTTTTTTTGTTGGTGGGGAGCAGTTGATGTACCCTGGAGATCCAGCGGGAAGTCCAGAAAATACCATACACTGTCGTTGTGTGGTCAGTTACTACACATATAGGAGTTGAGAGATGGCAAAAGAAAATAAGTTAGCATATGATGAAGTCAAGAGAGTTCCTTTTGAGATAAAAGAAATTGCAGAAGATGGTACTTTTGAAGGGTATGCTTCTACTTTTTATGGAGAGCCAGATTCTTACGGGGATCTTGTAGATCCAGGAGCTTTCTCTAAAACTATCGCTGAAGGCTATCATAATAAAAATGGGGTTCTTCCTGTTTTGTGGCAGCATGATGGTGATAAGCCAGTCGGTGTTTTCGTTGAAGTACTGGAAGATGGAAAGGGACTTAAAGTTAAAGGTAAAATCGGAATAAACTCTGATTTTGGTAAATATGTATTGGACCAATTGAAACTTGGATCTATTAGTACTATGTCAATTGGGTACAATGTTAAGGTAGCCGAATACAATACTGAAACACATATTCGGAATTTAAAAGAATTGGAATTATGGGAAGTGTCATTGGTGACATTCCCTGCAAATACAAATGCAATAATCACAGATGTTAAATCAGCAGTTGAGGAAGCGACAACTGAGCGAGAAATTGAAACAGCCCTGCGGGATGCAGGATTGTCTCGAACAACAGCCAAGTTCGTTGCTAGTCTTTGTAAAGAAGGTCTACGAGAGGGAGTCTCGGAAGAACTTGAGCCTGACGTGAGGTCGGTTCTATCAAAGATAAATGCGGAATTAAAATCATTAGTTAATCAAAAATAAGTAAGGAGTATTTTTATGGCAATGACCTTTGAAGAAATCCATGCAGAAATCGAACAGCTTGGGACTAATACCAAAGCTATACATGATGAGATGCAGACAAATTACAAGAACCTGACAAAATCAGTGGAAGAGAATGTAGTTGATAAAACTAAAATCGAAACCCTGAAAGAAGACCTGGTATCCAGATCTGAAAAGTTGGAAGGTTTAACAACTAAGTTACAAACACAAATAGATGATCTTGAAGTGTCTCTAAAAAGACCAAGTAAAATCATCACCAAAGAAGACAAAGTAGAGTTTGAAGAAGCAAAATCCCATATGTTAGCTTGTATGTTAAACAAGGGACAGAACACAAACTACGATATTGTTAAAAACCTCGATGTTTCTGTCGATGACTATTCAGCATATTGTGAAGACTTCAAAACTTTCCTTAGAAAAGACAGTAGACAACTTTCACCCGAACAGTACAAACGTTTGAGTGTTGGTGTTGATCCTGATGGTGGTTATACTGTAACTCCTTTTATGAGTAACAGAATCGTTCAGAAGATCTTTGAAATGGATCCTATTCGTCAACTGGCAAATGTTCAAGGTATCTCTACTGATGCTCTTGAACTGATGGTTGATTGGAATGAAGCTGGCGTTGGTTGGGAAAATGAAACTGAGTCTTCTTCTGAAACAGACACACCTGATTTCAAGAAAAAGAGAATTCCTGTTCATGTCATGTATGCTAAACCTCGTGCAACTCAACAGTTGCTAGAAGATTCTGCAATCAATATCGAACAGTATATTGCAAATAAAGTTGCAGAAAAAATGGGCCGATATGAAAGTGCTGCTTTCGTAACTGGTGATGGTGTTGGAAAACCTCGTGGATTCCTGACATATGATACTGGTACTGATTATGGACAAATCGAGCAGATTGATATGGGAGCTGCTGCAGTTTTAACTGCTGATGGTTTTATCAAAATCAAATACTCACTCGTTGAAGATTACCTGAATAGAGGTACTTGGTTAATGAACAGAACTACAGTTCGGGATGCTATGCTGTTGAAAGATGGTAATGGTAACTACATATGGAAACCATCAATTGCGGTTGATGCTCCTTCTACTATCCTGAGTCTTGCTGTTAGAATGGCTACAAGTATGCCAGCAGTTGCAGCTAATGCACTGTCTATTGTTCTTGCTGATTTCAACGAAGCATACACCATTGTTGATCGTCTGGGTGTAACTGTTCAAAGAGATCCCTATACCGTTAAACCTTTTGTAGAGTTTTATACTCGTAAAAGAGTTGGTGGAGATGTTGTGAACTTCCAGGCAATGAAAATTGGTAAGATTTCTGAGTAATCAAATAAATAATAGGAGGAAAAAATAATGGGTTCTTTTAGAGATGGATATAGTAATTTTGGGTTTTTTGATGCAATGACACCCGCATCACAATCTGCTGCGTTGGATGGCAGGACAATAGATCGACAAGGATATGAAGCTGTGACTTTTATTGTCACTACAGACGCAATCACTTCTGGTGCTGCTACAAGTGATTGGGCTCTTAGACTAGAGCATGGTCTGGCTTCTGCCGATGGCGTTAGTGCATGGTCAGCGGTTCCTAATAGTCTGTTGATACATTCTGTAGCTGGTGGGTATGACTCCACAGCTGAGACAGGTATCTTTCAAACTATTCAGGGTGTAACTGGTTCAGGAACTACTTACGCTTGTGGATATAAAGGGGATAAAGATCATCGATATGTTCGATTGGTTCTTTCCGAAACAGGAGTAATGTCAGCTACAATTATGGCAGGATGGTGTGTGCTTGGTGAACCAGCAACATGGCCTGTAAATACACCGATATAATCTGATTGAAAGTGGGGGGTTTTAACTCCCCACTATACTAAATAGGAGGAAAGAATGTCAGGAAGAGACAATACATATCCTAACAGTAAAGTCGGAATTGAACAAGGTGCAGAAAGGCTTTTTGTAGATTCCGATGGATATATGAATTTTTACGATAATGATGTTACTGGAGAACAACTCCGGAACATAATCGCAGTAAAGACAAACACAGTTATTATGATTAATAGTGCGGGTGTCTTGTCTGCTCAAACAGGTGGGGAATCTCCACCAATCTTACCATCACTGACACATTTAATCGTGTTCTCGATGGATGCTACTGCAACTACGGCTTCAGCACAGCTGCCTTCAGCTTATAAAGGACAGGAACTTATTCTAATGACTCGTGGGGCTGCTTCAGTGGCTTCGATTGAAATACAATGTGGCGGTCATGCTTCAGGATATACTACTGCTTCTGTTCATGGATATGTTTCAGGAACACTTTCAAACTTTACTATGACTCATGATTCTCTTGTTCCAGCAGTCGTAAGATTGATTGGTACTAGTGATTCTGAATGGGCCATCGTTTCTGAGGAAGGAACTGTCGTACAATATGATGAGTAATAGGGAGGGAATATGGTTCAAGTTAAAATAACCAAAACGGTCCCTGTAGCTACAGATGGAATACACATTACTGTTTTTATGAAGGGTGAGATTCATAATTTGCCAGAACGTTTAGCAGATTTGATAGTCAAAACTCTCGAAGCTGGTACTGTGATTCCCCCTGTAGAAGAAAAGGAACCGGAGGATACACCAAAGAAAGATGTACCCAAAAAGAAAAAAGAAGTGAACAAACCAGAGAATAAGGCAGAACCTAAAGCTCCGGAAAACAAAGCAACTACGAGAAGAAGAAAATGAGGTGATTTATGATTACTGCGTCAAACCTTGATCCTAAAGGAAATAGATTTTGGAAAGTTATTACAGAACCAACAGTAGAACCAATTACGGTAACTGAAGTAAAAGAGTATGCCAGAATTGATGGGTCTGACGAGGATTCTTTTTTAGAAAGTGCCATAACTTCTGTTCGACTAGCTACGGAGGAGTACCTGGGGAGAGCGTTAATACAGCAAACGATCCGGCTAGTCATGGATGAGTATAATGAAAGAGATCTCCCTCTCCCCAGACCTCCGCTTATTTCTATATCGTCTATTCAAACAATAGATGAGGACGACACTACCACAGACTTTGACTCAGACAAGTACTATGCGATTGTAGAAGCGATTCCAGGTCGTGTTGTTATAAAGAATACAAAATCACTCCCATCGAACACCACAAGGTTCTCAGGTGGGTATCGTGTGTCTTTCTTAGCTGGTTATGGAACCACAGCCAGCACAGTCCCACAAGCAATTCGGGATGCTATGAAAATGTGGACCACAAGTTATTATGAAGACAGACACTTGGATCCGAAGAATCCCCCTCCGGATATTAAGTTAATGCTAAATAGATTTAAGGTGCATAACTTATGAGTTGGATGGCAGCAAAATTAAAAAATAGAGTTCAGATTTTGCAAG